TTATTTCTTGGTTTTAGTGTGCATCATACCTTCTAACAGCTGATAAAAATCTTCTTTCTTCATCGCTACTATACACCCCTGATTGTTCCGCTTATGGAAAACTAGGTTCATCATTCCGTTCACCGGCATGGAATTCAGTATTGAATGTACATCAAGACTTTTTTCAACGGCTTTACATTGGACTTGGAGAGGGTCTGTATAGCAAACATCCACCTTCTGATTATCCAGACTTCTGCTTTCACTTCTGGAGCTTACAGCATCCGGAAACCATTCCTTCAGTTCATTTATAATTTTTCTCTCGTAAGCACTGCCTTTATTTTTTGAATTGATTCTCTTCTTTGCCATATACCGGAATAAACGACAGCAAAAAAGAAAGCCCGAACCCTGTTAAGAGTCCAGGCCGGTTGGGATAAATTTAACCTTTCAATTCAAATCTAACTTTATAAGCATTTGGTTAACAGCTGAATAAGGGATAACTAATATCTCATCAATTTCTTTTTCCACTCTTACACCCTGGAATTGAAGAAAAAAGTCAAGGTCCTTTAGCAAGTAATCATCAAGTATAATCATACCCCCGATAAGTGCCTTTCCGCTTACATAATATGTTTGTTCTAAATAGTGTAAAAGAGCTTCAGCGAATTTTTGATTCCCATATGCACCTATTGCATGATAGGCACCCCCTATTTGTTTCAATTTTTCTCTTCTCATAAGTAACTTTGTTGTTTTTGGTTTATGATTTTTAAACTGAGCTCATAAAGACTTAATTCATTCAAAAAGGTCACAAGGTTCTTCTGAAAAGTTTTATGTTCTCAACTTTCAACCCAAAGGTACCGGGAAGCTGGAAGGGAAGCAATATCAGGTAAGTTAATAATTGAACTTTATCGCCACCAAACAGGCATATAATATATTTACACACCCCTTCATTTATAACTTTACCAATAATACACTAACCGAATTAAACTACTTTAAAAAGTACCCTTTTCTTCCCTCACTTACCGGAATTTCAGTTTTACCTTTCCTTTAGATTAGTTTAAAGCACCACTTGGATATAAAAATTGATGAACCGTTTATTCAGGTATGAAGCAACTAATATTAATTACCCTCTCAGCAATCATTTTTAGCGGATGTAAGGTATCAAAACCAATAAGTGATGTAAGTACCCAACTGAAGGAAGTCAGCGTCAGACAGCGGTCATATAAGCTTTCTATAGGTGAAAGAACAGCCTTTGATACCTTGCACCTGGAAGAATTAATGAACGGCCACCCTGTTACACATGTAGATAAGAAGACAGGGATCAGCATCACCCACCAGCTGAAGGGAAGGGAACTTCATGCTTCTGTTCAGGTACCGGCTATTGAAAAGGAAATTATTGTAGCTGATACCACTACTATCATCACGAATGACAGGAAGGTGGTGGTGGAAGAAGAAAAAGGTTTCTTTGAAAAACTATCTGACCACTTCAGCTTTCTGGTGTGGGTGCTGATTATCGGGCTGGTGCTCTCCTTTGTTTTCCGCTTACTGAAGGTATTCTTTTTCCCTCTCAGCTGAACCCATTACCCCAACCCCTAAATAAAAAACATTCATTTATGTTGACTCTCAGGAAGGTTTAAGTCTCAGTGGAACAATTGGAAGGAAAACAGCTGAAGAAGAAGTAAACCCATAAATTAAGACTCTATCACGAACAGTAATATATTATATACTTATCGTTCATGATAGACTTTTTCTGTTACTTATAAATGATAGATTTTTATGAGTGAAAAGTGTCAGCAGATGATAACCTTCAAATGAACTTCTTCCAGTGGGAAGCTCTACTGATGAATAACATTTCTGAATCTTTTTTTTCTTTTTAAGGGAAGGAGTAAGCAGCTGGGAACCTTCAAATGAAATTACCTTCAGGCTTATGCTTTACTGAGTGTCAACATAAGTGAATGTTTTTTATTAATCAGGAAGGCAGTCCGGAACCTTCAAAGGGGTGTAACTGAAAAACAAAGCCTCTTCCTCTTTTCTCCTTTTCACTAATCCAGGTAGTACTTCCCCTTTATCATACACCCACCTCCGGAACTCCTTTCCAGCTGCATAATTATTACCTGCATTCAGCTTCTTCAGAAGGGTGCTGTTGCTGAAGGCTCCTATTCCTATATTATAGCTGAAGGAAACCAAAGCACTGAACTGGTTATCTGTAAGAGGCACCTGAATTAATTCCTTTACCTCAGTAGCAAATTCATTCACTACATAATCAAATAGTTCTTCCGCTTCCTGCCTACTGATAACATCCCCTTTCCTTACCTGCTTTCCGTCCCTGTAATAGGTGTTTCCGTACCCTATGGTCCAGACTTCCCCAGGGCACAAATAAGCCCTTAAACGTAAGCTTTCATGCTCCTTAATCAATTCTATTCCTTCAGGTGTTAACTTCATTTTTCAGTTCAGTCTTTCTTATCTGCCTTATCTTTTAACTGAAGTTTGATATCAGTGAAGTTTTGAAGGTTCTCCAGGCGCATCTGGTTCATAAGTTCAAAAATTTTCCGGTTATCCTTCTGAAGTGCTTCAATTACTTGTTCGTTCTTCTGAATCCTCAGTGAGTTTTCACTTATGCGCGAGTGCATGGAAATTAACCCAGCTATCAGGGTAATACTTATACCTATCCAGCCAATTATATTTTTCTGGAAGCTGCTTATGTCCTTTGTACTCATACCCCTTTATTCGCTTTCAAAAGACTTACTATGTGCTGAATGGTAACTATCCCCAGCAATAACAATGCAAAGCCACCATGCGCCAATAAACAGTAAAGAAGTACCATTCCTTCAGCTGTCTTATACCAAAGGACAAAGGTGCTTACTGTCATCAGGACATAGTGAAGGAAGGCTGAAAGTTTCCTGCTGGAAAGCTTCCCATCCACCCCCTGAAAAGATTCCTTCCAGGTGCTTAATAACTTCTTCATTCCCCTTGCAGATGATCTTTCCTTCCGTCCTCTTTGATTCTGTCTTCATAAGCCGGTGACCCACCTGAACCCTTCTTTCTTTCAGGTGCTGTTAATCTCTTGTAAAGCAGGAAAGTGATTCCGGCAAAGAGTACTGTCAATAAAATATATACCATAGTTTTACTTAATAAACGACAGCTTATAAAGTACCCCCACCGACAATCACTTTATAATCATTCACATTAAAATCATTAACCAGTGCTTCACCTGCATAGCTGGTAATTGTTTTAGTTAAAGCCCAAGCGTTAGAAGTTCCTTTGGTCCGGGTGTAAAGTTCTACCTTTGCACCAGATGTTAATCCACCTTCCAGATACATCGTTTCATTTGCATCTGTAGAGAAAAGAACAGCCTCCGCACTTGATAGGGTAAATGTCCCGTTATAAGTGGTTTTCAGTGAGCCGTTCACTTTGGATGAACCAATACAATCACCAAAAACAGCATCACCCAACATCAGCGAAATATTGTAACTGTAATTAGTAGTATCTAAACTATCATTTTTAAGGGTAAAACTCTGAGAGGCATAATCTAATATACTAAGTATCTGCTCACTGTTAGCTGTTGGAGTATCAGCGTTTACCCTATCTACTGTTAAATTATAATTATCACCAGCAGTAAATAATGTTCCATCTGCTTTCCTTATCTGTATTGTGTAGCCATTAGGGTTACTTTCGTAATCATACCAGATCATCGAATCAGTTAAATTATCCTGAATTAAAGAACTGTTTCTGTATACATCCACACTGGTTAAGGTAGTATTAAGGGAGAAATAAGAGAGATTCTTTTTAAAGCCCACGAACTGCCCTAAATGGTAACCAGTACTGTCCATCAGGTATGGTCTTATTCTCCTTCCTTCATCTATTAAAGCTTTTTGAGAAGTAGAACCCGTTCTTTCTGCACCGTATAATTCAAAATATATTTCTCTATGTGTGCAGTTTTGTTGAGTAATTTTAGGTGTTCCGTACGGTGTTGGATATGTTGCCATTATTTATTTCTCCTTTCCAGTTCTTCAATCTTTGTTTCTAACTCTTTGATTGCCTCAATAAACAGACCGGCCATAGCACCGTAATTAACTGAATAACGGTCTGTTTCTTCGTTATAATTAACCACCTCTGGAAGCACTTCATTTACCTCCTGAGCAATTACCCCAACGTGTACACGTTCCTTATCTTCAATATCTGTTCTTTTATACCTTACACCACGTAGATTTTTTACTATCTCAGAAGCATTTTTAATGGTGGAAACATCCGTTTTTATTCTTCCATCTGAATATGCTGTAATGTCTGAATATGCTGTAATGTCTCCCCCTGCTGTAATTGTATTTCTTGCCCATATATTACCAGTTGAAAAACCTATTGATGCACCTGCAATACCATTACCACAAAATACTATTTGATGACTCCCAGCCATGTCACCGCCCGTTGTATTATATGTGTGTTTATATGCAATACCATACAAATTCCCGAAAGTAGAACCATCATCAGCAATTTTATAGGCTGTCCCCATACTCCACACATGACCTATTTTGTAAGGATCATACACCCCGTACATTCCTGTACTTCTTCTATTAGTAGATGATGGATATATCTTTGCATTATTACTAATTCCCGTTTGCCCTGAGTGCCATACAATATCATTATATGATGAACCTGCGTATATTTCACCCTGTACATGAACGTTTTTATTGAAATGGAAAGCAGGTCTGTCTGTCTGAAAATGACACCATGATGCATTTAATGCACCTATTAACATAGAACCTGTTAAACTATTAATATTAAGAGCATTATTAGTGCCATTCGAAACATTTAAATTTCCAGAATGCCAAACGGTATTCCATCCTGACCATGCACCACCCTCTAAACCACGCACTTTAAAATCATGCCCTGAATTACTTAAAAATATTTGCGCTCCGTAGTTCGCTTCTAGTCGGTTTGTAAAAATATTGCCATTATAAGGCTTATTTAATGCATTTGAATTTGCATATTGAAAACCCGATTTTAAATTATTCAGGTCTGTATTTTCAACGTAGGAATATCCTGTTGCTGCTTCTATCAGATTATCAACTTTTAAGTTTGAAGTAGTCCAAACACCAGATGGAATGTCTGCTGATATGGTTCCATCAGTAGTAATATTTATTCCCGAACCTATTTTAACACCACCCAACACTGTAGCACTTGCAGTAGGTAGGGTATATTGTTGGGCATTAGCACTTAAAATACCATCTGCTGTAATACTTAACCCGTTGCCTACTTTAATCACCCCGTATACTGTTGTACTTGCTTTCTGTAGGTTATCAAACCAGCTTGCAACTGGTGGTGCTGCACTACTAAATGCTACTGCATCACCGCTAAAATGGACATTTTGGTCCACTCCACCGCTAAAAACCAAGTGACCGGCATCACTTACTTTTAATTCATACTGTTGGCCGGTTGCATTCTTTAAAATTAGACTTTTGGTGGTGGTGTTACCGGCTGTTAATGTTTCTTCTAGTGTCCGGCTCTTCCCGTTCCAGTTGCTTATGTCTGTGGCTGTTATTGCCTTCACGACATCCGGAACTGTGGGATCAGTTTCATCATAAGTGACTGAATTATTTTGAGCCGGTTTATTACCTCCTGAAGTATTCAGCTGAACCATCCCTGTTTGAGTGGTAATATCTGTTTCAGGAAGCTCTAAAAGGGTAAAATCATAAGCATTGTGAGTACTCCCGTACTGAAGAGTATATTCAGATATTATATAAGTCTTACCATCAAACCGGATATGTTGGTTAAAGCCTATCTGCTGAAAGGAATCATCTATCACCCTTAAGCGGATATTATTCCGGAACTTCTGGTTCAGCCTCAGTTTATTGATCAGATACAAATATTGTAAGCTGGTGCCTTCAGTCTTTCCGAAGCTGTTCCACTTGTTTGTCAGCACGGAACCAACTCTTATATTCCCTACATCATTCAGCTGGATTCCATCACCAATAAGGATTTCATCTTCTGCTTTATCAATGGCAGAATTTGCGGTATTAGTTACTGAAAAGAACCTGTCATAAGAAACATTTGAACCCTCTGATTCAGGAATAACAGGTATCACTGAAAAGTTATCAATCCGGAAGGTAACTTCATTGAATTCCCCTTCCAGCCCTGCCATTACTTTAAAGGTAACAACATAGTTAGTTCCTGAGCCGGTGTTCTGGAATGACTCTTTAAAGGTTGCTTTGGTGGTGGTCAGTAGGTTATTAAAGCCCTTCATTGTTGTGGTCCCGTCCGGCCTCTTCAGATGTACTTCTAAGCTCGGTTGCCTGTCAAACTGTCCGGCAGTTCCATCACTGGTGGTTCCGGCCACGGCATAAATGATGTTCTTTAAATAAAAGTCAAACTGAACTTCTATAAGGTCACCATCTGTCTTTCTTTCAATAGCAATATCATCAGTAAAAAAAGAGGTTTGAGCTAAGTTGTTACCGGAAGTGAATAATTCCAGTTCACCACCCTGAACGGATATGTTCTGACTGTTGACTGTCAGCGGATCATCCCCTTCATTATAAAAGGTAACATCCGTGGTGGAGAAGTCACCGTTTGGAATAAGGTTTGAAGGGATATGTTTATTCCTGTAGGTAGTGGATGCAGTTTTTAACGGCCTCTTTTTTGTAAGCTCATTGGAACGGTCGAACCTTTTCCCTGTAATATCTGAACCCACCATATTAGTGGCCGTACCGGTCTGCAAAAGGTCGCTGAAATTATGGTAATAAATGGTTGAACCCACCTCTAAATTATTCACTATCCAGTACCTTCCAGCTGCCTGATAAATCTGACAGTTAAAGTCTTTCAGCACATAGTTCAGCACCTGTTTAGCATTGAAGATTTCCTTCTTCCCATCCTTTACTTCTTTGAACCTATCGGCTGGAAGCTGCCCTTTAAACAGTGCATTATCAGTGCTTAAAGTCATGGTATTCACTTCCTTAGTATTCAGGATGATCCCGAAACTCAAAGGCAGTTCATTAAACTTTATGCTGTTTTTCACATACCACAGAAGGGAATTAACCCCTGATATCTCACCACCGGCATCATTGGTGATGGTGAACCGGTCCAAAGTAGCCAGCGCATCAGTAAAGCTTAGACTAAAGGTAAAGACTGAATCAAAATAACTGGTAGTGATGTTGTCAATAATCAGCCAGCCTTCCCACTGCTTCAGAAGATTCACCTGAAATTCCACCTGAAAATCTTTGTATTCAGCTGTCAGCAGTTCCTGAAAAGGTGCTTTATCTTTTGTAAGGAAACTGAAGGAAAGTTCAGAACCAACCACCACTTCATCTTCAGAAGGGCGGTATTTTATAACAGCAAAATCCTTAATGTTTTCAATTACTGTCACGGCTCCCGTCCACCCGTTCCGCTTAATATTAATGGTAATTGTATCACCATTGGTGTTTTTATATTCTGCTCTGTATTTTACCCCGTATGCCATTAGAAATTATTACCCTGTCTTCTCTGTACTTCCTTAACTATATGATGCAGGTCTTCACCCCTGGTTATACTCTCAATTGTCACATGAATGTTATTTGCCTGACTCAGCAGCTGTTCAGTTTTGTTAGCTCTTGTTACATTCGCCCCCTGTGGAAGGTTTACAAGCTCAGGACCACGTTCCCCAACCATTGCCAGACCTTGTTCCTGCATGGTACCACCGTTTGCAAATGCTGGTATTGCTGAACTGAAAGCAGCTGTTGCAAGTGATCCGGCAGCTGCTGCCATAGGTGCAGCTAGTGCTAAACCTACCGGCCCCAAAAATGAAGCATTCACCAAAGCCCCCTTAACTAATGCTGCCACACCCTGAGCAATTAGGGAACGGATAATTCCATGGGCTGCTTCTTTTGCAGTTGCTGCCAGGTCTTTTAAGCTTGCACCACCTTGTACGGCTGCATTTAAAAGAGTATCACCAAACTGCTGAAAACTGGCTGTCATAGCCTCTGATATACTGCTGAAAGTGGGAATTAATTCATCAAGTTTGCTTTTTAATACTCCTACCTGCTCCGACATAGGAAGCATATTAAGCCCCGTCATAAAGGTTTGAAGACCGGCAAAACTGGTTCCTGTTTCCTGAAGCACTGCTTTTAACTCTGTGAAGTCCTGTGTCATTGGCTTTACATCCACCGTACCAGCCAGATCAGGAACATCCACGCTCCCAAAATCGGCAGATATACCAACGCTCTGCACATTGTCCGGCAGTGGCTTTGCTCTTAAGGCTTGGATCTCTCTTATATCGGCTAACTCCTGCTTTCTGGCTGCATCCTGTTCCCGAAGGCTTTTATTCATTTCCAGCTGCATGGTCAGAAGTTCAGCCATTTTACCCTGTGTTTCCTCTTCTACCTCTGCAACCGCTGCCTTTAGCTCATAAGTCTTCTGAAGTTCAGCGTTAGTAATTCTCTCTTCACCCCCAGCCATTTTATTCTTCTGGTTCTGAATCCTCAGTTCTTCTTTTGCTAATGCCTTCTTTTCCTCAGCCCTCTTCTTTTCTAGTGCAAGGGCTTTGTTCATGAAGGCTAGCCGTTCCTTTTCTGAATAAACATCTTCCTTTTCAAACTCGGTTTTAAGCTTCTCAACCTCTGCCAGCATTTCCTTTTCCTTAGCCAGGAACTTGATCTTATCCCTTGCCAGCTTGTTTTCAGCATCCCCTAAAGCTTTGCCGTTTTTATAGTTGTTCACTAGTTCTTCACCAATACCAGCTAAAGCCTGTTTTGCGGCATTTGCAGCCCCTTCAAAGTCACCTGAAAATACCTTCCATATTGCCTCCCCTACATAACCAATCCTTTTAATTAAAGTAGTGACCACCGCACCAATGGTATTGAATGCAGTGTTGATGATCTCCGTCCCTTCCTTCGTTTGGGTAAGGTATACCACCAGTGAACCCAAAGCCACCACCAACAAACCGATTCCGGTACCTGCTAAGGCTAATTTGAACCCCTTTAAACCTCCGGTAACACCTTTGATTCCTCCCAGCATTTGCGGAAAGGCTTCTGTTAGTTCAGCGAACTGGCCACCTATACCGCCCATCGATTCCATAATACCACCAACCATAGTACCGGCTGCTTCCTTCATCTCTCCAAAGCCCTTTTTCACGTTCTTTGAATGATTCATAGCCTTAGCACTGAAGTCACGGACCTTGTCCCCAGCTTCCTTTATGTTTTGCTTAAATTCGGCAGTTTCAGCCCTCAATCTCATTGTGAGGTCAGCCAGCACTTCTTTATTCATATCCCCTTGTTTATCGATTTAATAAACGATTAGATTAATTCAGCCCAAGCATCACATCCAAGGCAGCAAAGGCATCTTCAGTGTAATTCTCTGGATTGATTTCAAATTCAGGAAGGTCATTATCCCAGGGCATGGGTATAAGGTCAGAAGGTTTCCTGATGTGACCCTTCTTAAAGTCCTGGTGTGCTCTGTTTATGTGGAAGGTTTGCAGCCTCATTACTTCATATTCATGCTTCCGCTGCTCAAAGATGATACGGTCCTGAGTGTACATAAAAAAATGTGCCTCTAATGGTGACATCAGAAGCACATCATGAAAAGATATATTACAATAATTAGTGACGTAGGCCACCAGATAATTTACATCGGTATTGATCAGCTGATTGAATTCATCCACCTCAGCTTCAGAACCCTCACCGCTTACTTTTTTTTAGTGGCAAAGAATTTCGGCATCACCTGAATAAAATCCATATACAGATCATCCAGAAGTGTTTCCATATCATCCCGTCCATACTTCACAGTAAAGCCTTCAGCAGCCTTACAGCCGTTTACATAGGAGTGATAAAACAAACATTCAATATCTTCGAAGGTAAGATCACCATCCAGATCAGCCATGTTCTTACCGGTTTCCTTCTGAAAGTGTTTAAGTGCATAAAATCCCACCTTAATGGGAAGTTTTTCTTTGTTATATTTTAGATATTCAACCATCAATTATTGATTATATAGGTGTTGGAACTGTTACTGTAGTGAGTGCCCCAACTCCCTGAAAGCTTACTGAATAAGTTACTACTTCACCTGTTCCACCTGATTTGCTGATAGAAGTGATCAGTGCCGGTCCTTTTTCATATTCATCAGCTGCTGTTTTACTTTCCAGCATCACTTCCACCGGCTGTTTGTTGGTCTTCATGTGCTGAAGCAGATCATAATAAGATGATTCCCCCGTCACTGTTCCCCTAGTTACTAAACCATCACAGCTGACGTTCCATGATAAGTCCCCAGCAATACCTTCTTTGTACCCTGTGTTATGGATGGTGGTCGTGTCAATAACGTCCTGTGATACGTCAAAGGAATAAGAAGTCGCCCGTGCAACTGTCTTACCGCCCACCACTATAAATAATTCTTTGCTTAATACTTCGTTAGCCATTTTTCCCTGTTTACATATCAATAAACGATTCCGGAAACGGCTCCTGAAGTGGTGGTTAGATCAAAACTGAAGCATCTATCTGAACCCCTAATTCAGCACATAGCCAGTTCACACAATACATATTGTCAACTCCCCATTCCTGATACTTTTCCTGTGGCATTACCTTATTACCCTGAAGTAATACCCGGCTTTCTGTGGTGCTTAATCCTTGTTCTGTTTCCACCTGCTTTTGCTCTATTAATTCATAATAGAAGGAAGCGGTTTTGTCGCTCATATTGAAAGGCAGACAGGAAACATTTAAGTGCGTTGCTGTTCCTGCTGCTGCTATTTGAAAGGGTACTATTTTATACATCGTTATATTTTTATCGCTTAAATTAATTGTATCTGCTTCCTCACTCCGTTTGCAGTGAAATAAAGGTTTGTTCCATCTGTTTCAATGTTACCATCAACGGGAGTTGAAGGAAGGGGATTAGTTGAAAGATGAAGTGCCCCGTTTACCTGAAGGGCTTGCCCGTTGTCGAATGATTTATTTACTAAAACTCTACCGTTAAACTGTGCTGACTCTATAAACATTCTTAAATCTTCATTCCATTTATATGGAAATTCATGTTGGCTTCCTTTACCCTGATCGCCCGGCCTTGCTGATAGTAACCTTATTTGATTTATAGATATTCCAGCCCCCGAAACATGCTTAATTGTTACCCTGTAATAGGAGTGTTCCCCATAATTAAACAAGCGATAGAAGCCTAAATCGCCCGAATAACCGTTTATGGATTCATGTTTCACCACCCATGTTATCCCATCAGTGGAACTTTCAAACGTCACTTCTTGCTCGTGTGCAGGTGTCCATGCGTGACCAATTACCAGCCACATTCCATTTGAGTAATTTAACTGTCCTGAACCATTAAAAGTCCACCTTCCAGCTTTTCGTGTTAAAGCTGCATCTACAACCTCTATTCTTCCATCGTTCTTTTGAGAAAAAAGATACTTATCAACTGGTGCAGCTGTCCAAGTGGTACCGTCAAATGTTTCATAAGTAACATCAACAAAACGAGTAAAAGCAAAGAGGTCATGCCATATATTTCCAAAGGGCTGTTGTGTTAATGAACTGTCGTAATCATTAGTTGACCAGTTTGCGGGGTACCGGGTTGTTATTGCATTAGGGTTTGGAACAAATGTGCTTCCGTGAAATTCATTGTCCTCATTCCTCTTCGCTACATTCCCACTGAGTTTACTATCATCAAGCGTAGTAAAAGCAGGTTCAGCCCCTATTTCTGCTGCTGTATGGCTGTGGTTAATGCTCGAATAATCAGTATCGTGATTATGGGAATCAATCTTATTTTCCAATATCCCCAAAGCCATCCTTACACTATCAGTTGCAGCAATCGCCCTTGTGGTAGCTTGCTTTACATAGCCGGAAAGCTTGCTAAGAACAGACCGTTCTTCTGTGAAATATTGGTTGGTCGTACCTTCTGCTAATCCATCAGTGTTATCAGGAACAGCATTCTGCACATAGGTTTCAGTAGCGTAGCCGGTAAGATCAGGAGCCGGTGCATTAGTAGCAACATAGTCATGAACTTCCTGCTTAGTATAGTATTGAGAAAGTCGCTCTTTGAATGCTTCTAAAGTTGCTTTTATATACGCCCATAAACCGGCCTTGCTTCCATCACTGTAAAGGGTGAATTTTAAGGTGCTTTGCTGCACTCCCAGATCAGGATCAGGAAAGATGGGAACCGATCCTGAATAGTGAATATCCCGGCAATGTTCCCACGGATGGTTCAAAAACAAGTCCTTAACCTGTGCATTATAACCCATTAAAGATAATGAATCAGGATGCAGAAGCTTAATTATTAAAGCAACATCATTCGCATAATCCTTAGTATCTAAAGTATTGTTGCTCCCGGCTTCATTCAGTTCATAAACTATCTGAAGTTGTGTCGAATCAACATCAGTGTCTATAATATTAAAGTGAGTGTTCCCCACCCCTGAAAGCAAAGCATATATTTCTTCTGTTAGTTGTATCATTATTTTCTGAATGTCTTATTATACTTCTTAACCACCCTTTTTACCAGCTTCAGATAATTGGTATTGAACATCTGTATTACCTCATCAATGGTATTGTCAATGGACTCCCGCACGAACGGATCAGGCTGTGTAATTGCCCCCCTGTCAGCCCCTTTTCTGGTTTCTCTCTTCTTAGTGCCATATTCCAGGAAGCGTACCATCCATCCCTTCTTACTAGTCACGCCAACCGTTACCCCAGTCATATCTTCAGGGTCCCTTTTGATCATGATAGATTCCCGGATATGATCCCCTTCTGAATCAGGTGCATTTGCTTGCATTTCCTTCTTCACTATGTTAGCAGCTTTCCGGTTAAGCTTGTACAATATCTCTGCCTGGAATTCCATGGGTAGCTGCTTCATCATATCATCCACCTCCCTGAATCCTTCAAGTTCAAAACCTGATTCCTTCTTACTCATTCCGCACCCCCTTAATTATCTGGCCGGTTCCATCAGGCAAAGGCTGTATCCCTAAAATCCTGTAATCATCCCCATTGAACCTGATAAAGTGATTGTAAGTAACAAGCGGATAATTCCTAATAATGAAGGTAGATTCAGTGGTAAAAAGAACCCTGTCATCATTAGTGGCCACCTTTCCCATGGTGGTCTGTACATCAGCACTCACGGCAGCAACCAACACTTCAGATTCCGTGGTGGAACCTATGGAATTTTTAGTTTTTACCTTCTCCCAGACCTCTATTTTATATTTAAGTTTGTATGCCAGCATCAGAATATATTTATCCGCTTATGATAATTTAAGAGGTTTTCAAAGGCTTTATTCAGCTGGAATGATCCGGATGTATATGATGCTCTTTCTATATCATATAAGTCCGTCAGCTTAATTAAAATCGCTTGCTTTACTACCGGTGGAATGGTTAAAGCATCAAAGCCACACTTAAAATTAATAGTCATTTCAGTGGCATCAATCCAGCTATCAAAAGTGATGGTGAACTGACGATCTTCCGCTTCTACTTCAAAGGCTGTTACAGTAATTGTCTGGTTGTAACGGTCCGTATAAGTGATAGAGTCAATTCCATAAAAGTGACCTCTGTTAATAGTGATCTTTGTACCTGAGAATTCCCCTGTCTTAGTTTCAAAAGAGGTGAGGGCAATAACATTTTCAATGTAATTCCCGGCCATATCTGTGGCTACCTTCAGAAGGTTATTTAATTCAATATCATCAGCCGTGTAAGCTTCAGAAACCTTTGTCTGGTGCTTTATCTCCTGAAGGGTGATATGGTTAAAAGTCCTGCTTATTACCTTTGTTCTCATGCCTTAATAAACGATACATAAAAAAAGGACCACCATCACGGCAGTCCCTTTAAAAACAAATTACTTATTACTTAATTACAAGTTCACGTTCTGGATTGAACGGAAAGCGTAAGGATTCACAGCAGTTGATCCCATTCTGAGGAAAGTGACTTTAATGTTACCTGAGTTAGATGCAGTGAAAGGGTCCATAAGAATTTCAGTTGCACCTGAGAAGTAAGCTGCATAAGCTTCTTTAAAATCACCGTAAATCAGTTTATATTTTGCAGCTGTTGGAGTAGTACCAGTTGTTGCAGGTACGAATGGAACCTTTGTACCACCATTCACCGCCTGATCACCATCGATTACATCACCTTCCAGGATAAACCTTCCGCTTCCAGTGTCCTTACTGATAGACTTCAGTTCATTGTAAAGTTCTTTACCAGCGATAAAGCGACCGTTCACGATATCATCAACTTCAACCCCGGCCTTCAGTTTCATTAAATCTTTCCACACCAATACAGCCCCGGCAGCAGCTTCATCACGTCCGGTTAAGGTCATATAAGAATCTCCAACAATTTTCTTAATAATGTCTTCAGATACCGCTTTTTCAATTGCTCTTTCCATCTGAGCTAAGAAGTCAGGCATTGTAGCAGTTTGTGCCAGATATGAACGGCTGAAGTTCTTCCAACCCTGTATTCTCTTAGCAGAAAGTACGGCTGTTTTCTCTGCATAAGTAGATTCACTTACTGCAACACCCTCTTCATAAATTCCTGCATTCAGACCTTTTGAGAAGTTCAACGCGATATTAGCAGATGCATTATTATAAACAGTTACCCCTAATTTTTCCAGGATTCCACCTTCAACAGCAGCACCGCTTAATTCAGATAACTGCTGAATGTGACCACTCTGACCGGCAGCTGTAAAACTACGCTTAACCTGCTCAGGAATCACTAAACCTGATGCTGTGTGACCATGGGAACGCATTTGATTAACGCCTTCCTGGTGCATCTCAGCTTCAAAGCCTTCCAGTTTTCCATTCAGGAATCCTGAAACCGCTTTTGAAATATCGTACTTACGTACTTCCTTTTGTTCTTTTGTTTCCACTTCTTTTTTCATATCGCCTTTCAGTAAGGTCAGGTTGAATCTTTCTTCCTCTTCTACAGTAGAAATTTCAGCATCCAGTTCTTCAATCAGCTGCTTAATTGCATCCCACTTTTCAAGCTCTTCAGGGTTTTTGAATCTCTTTTCCTGCTCTGCTTTTTCGGTTATGGAAGTCAATTCTTTAATTTTATTTGCTCTTTGTTCTTTAAGCTCGTTTACTCTTTTATTCATGCTTCTTTTGCTTTTATACAGGAATAAACGATTCTTAACTAAGCTTTAAAATCTCAATCTTCAGCTGATCAAAATAGGTGTCAGGCACTTCTTCCACCACCGGTTGTCCCTGCTCCTGAAACTCTTCAAAAGACCGTTGTGCAACAGCTATATCAGTACTGGAATAAGCACCATCCACCACAGCAGCTACATCATGAAGGGAATTAATTTTGCTAATGTAACGGATGTTATTCCCCTCTTCATCACGCTCCCAGCGTTCATGTTCCTTTGTCACTGTAAAGACAAAACTACATTCAAAGACCTCCCCTGAATCAATCCTTTTATAAGTATCATTCGCGGTGGTGGTATCATTCAGAATTGCCCTGAAGAACAGCCCTTTTTCATCAGTTGAAAGGGTCAATGTTTCCACACCTTTGGACCGGTTCAGCCTGCTTAAAGGTTCGTTCCGGTTGTGCTGATAAGTAAAGACCACATCTAAATCTTCAGCCTTCAGTACATCATCAAAAGCACCCCGTTCAATCACCTCATAAAACAGCTTTCCGTTCTCAAACAGCAGCTTACTTCTGTGGTTAAAGACAGCTGCATAACCTTCTATAATTTTATTCCCTGCTTCGTCTTTTAAAGCCCTGGTGTTAAACTCAGCACCTATTAATATTCTTTTCTCTTTCATTCTTCTTCCTGTTTAATCTCTTCCCCTAGTATCTTCTTACCATTTTCTGGATTAATCCCGTAGATTAATTCAAGAATTGCAAGCGCTGATTCATAAGAGGTAATACCCTGTGACACTTGTTGCTGAATAGATAAGATTCCCTGCACACCACCAACTGATCCTTTAAGGGCTGCTTTCGCCTGTGCCTCTACATCCACAGGGGTTTCAATTTCATCCCCTTCAATCTCAGATGACACTTCCATGATAGGCTGATTTTCTTCAGTTGGTTTTCCCTGAAGTTCTAAAGGCTGATATTGCATTTGCATATAATGATAATCACCACCTTCAAAAGTTTCAAAGCCTTCCAGTTTAGCGATAGCATTTGCAGTGACCACACCCATGGAATGAAGGGTTTTAAGGTTGTTGATCCGTGTGTTCTGGTCCACCTCCACAAGTGCATTAAGGTTAAATTCTATTGATACACTTTCAGCAATATCCTGATCTGTTAAAAGCTTCTTTTCCAGTTCCTGCCGGTACATCCGTGCAATAGGCTGAAGGGTGTTTGTTTTAAAATTCAGTGTTTCCTGTTCAATTGAATTGAATGCTTTCTTTTCAGGGACTGGAATCCCATAGAATTCATATATATCTGCTTTGCTGAAGCGCATAGATTCCAACACCTGAGCATCCTGAAAGCTGCTCTGAGGGATGGTTACAATTTTGAAGCCAGCTGGAAGGAACGGAACCTTACCAGCATTCACTGAACCCTGATAATCTTCCTTTAATTTGCTGATTGACTCTTCCACACCCTTGGCTCCGAAGTTGCTGACACTGGTTTCAATGGCCTTATTTACATTCAGATTATTCCTGTAAGCATTGTTTAAGGTGCTTTTCCCCTGGTAGATATTATTCAGTTCAGAATAAAGCGCTTCCGTGGGTTTGATTCCCATGATCCCGTTTTCACTGAGGAAGGCAAAGTGAAGTACATTATCATTATTCAGAACTTCTTCAACTCCGTCCTGGTCTACCCTGTAGAAGTAAAGCTGACCGCCCTGAAGCTTATATCCTTTGATCTCTGTAGGGTGAATTATTTCAAAGCTGGAAGGCTTACCGTTTTTGCGGTGAATCTTTGCAAATGCATCACCATAGTGGTTCCGGTGGTACTCTAAAGTTTTGAAGAATTGTGTGCTGGTTTGATAGTTGTTAGGGCTGTCATGTATCAGCCGGTAAAGGATATGTGCTTTATCCTTCAGCTTACCAGCTTCATCAGTAGTTTTGTATATCTCAATAGGCAGCTTTGCCACTGCTTCACTTAAGATTTTATGGCAGCTAAGAAGGGTGCTAAGAATCCCTGTGTTCACATCAAAATCCTGATTCACCTGGTCATTAAAATTCAAGTTCGGATGATATACTGTAAAGTTTTTTGTGCTGTTAAAGAGTTTATCAAATAGGCCCATTCAGTTCCGGTTTCCCTTCAATAAACGATTAGATAAAAAGTAAACATTTATTTACCAAAACACTTGGAACTAAGTATACATTTGTATACCTTTAGAATATGAAAAGCAGCGAATTATTTAAGAAGTTAAAAAAGGATGGTTGGTACGTTTACCGGGAAGGTAAAGGAAGCCATAAAATTTTAAGGCACCCGATTAAGGAAGGTGAGGTCAACTTTGCTTTCCATGGTAGTCAGGAAGTAGCCACCGGAACTTGTAACAAAATTCTTAAAGATGCAGGGCTTAAATAGTCCTGCTTTTCATACCCTTAACCGTTAAACTTTAAATCGTAAAATATGAAAAAGGAAAAAGTAAATGTAGTGATTGAAAAAACATCAACCGGATATAGTGCATATACTGAAGAATATCCTGTTGCCGTTGGTGGTGATAGCATTGAGGAAATTAAGAATGAAGTCTTATATGGCCTGAACTTTTATCATGAAGATAAGGGCAAAGAATTCACCATGGATCAGCTGGTTTTTATAGTTGATCTTTCCTCTTTCTTTAAACTTTATCCCGTCATTAATGCAGCTGCCTTATCAAAAAAGGTAGGAATGAATAAAACTTTGTTAAGTCAGTATGTGACCGGCAAAAAGAAACCATCTGAAAAGCAGGTTCAGAAGATTCTGAATGGTGTCCGTGAGGTAGGAAGGGAACTATCACAGGTAAGTTTTTAAAAGGAACCCGGTTTAATAGCCGGGTTTTTTGTTTAATAGCTGAATTGCGCTTCTCCCATCACACCCAGCATTGCAGCCATACCGTTTAGAATAGCAACAACTGAGTCAATTGAATCCTTATTCTTTTTCTTTACCGGCTTCATATTCCCGTTTGTGTCTTCATAAACCACCACATTCCCGAACTGCCACTTCGTACACTGATTATTAATAATTACTTCCTTATCATATACCAGCTTTTCCAGCATCTTCATCGGCATGTTAAAATACTGTGGTGTTTGTCTGATCTCCACACCCTCAATTGCCAGATCATTCTTTACCCGGGGTATCAATAAATGACTGTTATAGAAGTCAAAACCCATTTTCTGGATATAGTATTTATCGGTAAGTTCATCAATCAGGTTAAACAGGAAGTTGTAATCAATCAGATCAGATTCCAGTTCTATTACATCACCTGAAGTGATCCATGGTTGTATATCAATACCGGTCTTCCGTACCCTCTTTCCGTTTGTTTTAATGTTATAGTTTTTGATAATATATTCTTCGTGCCTGTCGGAAGGTGGAAAGATTAAAGATATAGCTGAAATATCCTTATGCGAAGAAAGGTCAATCCCCATGAAGCAACCTTCACCTTCAATCAACTCTTCAAGTATCTCATCAACAAAGACTTCATTCAGATCATCTTCTGATATATATCCATCATCCGCACCAGTCCACCATAGGTTCAGATTGAAAATTACAAAGTTCCTTAAACCTGTCAGCCGGTACCGCTTTTGTTCATATACATCAGTCAGCTGGTCCAGGGTTAAAATTTTAGGATTAGCAAGGTTCGGGTTTGCCTTTATCCAGCATTCTGGTTGCCCTACCTCATCAACTGAATGCAGCCCGTACATTAGAATGAAAGTACTTTCATCCTCAGCTTCCTGATCCAGGACCTTCCTTAAATACTGTTCATAATCAAATTGAAACCAGCCTGTTGTGTTGTTCCCCCTGGTGGTAATGATGGAACATAAGGGATTATTAACACCCACCTGTCCACTTTTGCCCATGTCGATAAGCTCCGGCCCTTGGTACAAATGCGATTCATCAAAGATGATAGCAGCCGGACGGATGGAATTAAGTGAATCAGCATCACCGGTGCTTGCCTTAAGGAAGTTGTTTGTTTTGCTATTCTGGAAGCGTACGGAATACTGCATGTTCCGCATCCGCTTCTTCAAAGCAGGTGAATGGCTTACAATGTTTTTTGCCTGATCTAAGCCCACGCCTGAAAGCCTACTGTTAGCACTCACTACATACACCTGCGCATCCTGCTGTCCGTCCCTGGAAAGGTGGTAAAGGCTTTGGATCATTGCTAAGGTGGTCTTCCCGTTCTTCCGGGCAATGGTCAGGAAGCTGGTGGTGAATCTCCTACGGTCAGTGCCTTTGTAATAGAAGCCGTAAATGTTTGAGAAATAAAATACCTGCCATGGTTCAGGCTGGAAAGGAACGTAATTATCTTCCTGGTTAATCCTTATGTAAGTGAGGAAGTGGAAGAACTTATCCAGCTTATCCGTTCGGAACTGCCACTTATCAGAATCGCGGTCACGTTGGTATCTCTGGACCGCTTTTAAAACATCCTGGTTAACTAAAATATTACCTTCAGTTACATCCTTAACATATCCTTCTAGCTTCGTATAACACCCCTGAATGAACTGTTTTTGCTTCTCTGTCATTCCAGTTCATCGAACCCATCATCTTCCTGAGCATCCCCATTCAACTCTTTAAAGATGATTGAATCAGCTACAGAAAGCCCTAACGATCTGGATAATGTTTTGATATTATGAATGCATTCAGTGAGGGTTTTAAGGTGCTGGTTCCGGACTAAAAATGTTCCTTCAGCATTACCAGCCACAGATAAACCCTCTTCATTCAGAAGCTTCTTTGCTTGCCGGTAAAGTTTGAGCTGGTGCAAAAGCAATTCTATGTGGAAGTCATAAGCAGGTGTATACGTGCCTTTTTCCTCTAAATATTGTACGATTGCTTTTTTGCTGCTCATGTTTGATTTATCCAGTTTTGCAAGGGGTACCCCCCACCCCTTTTTTCCTTCAAAAAAATGTGAGAAAACTGGGCAGGTGGTTTCCCTTAAAATAGATAGAAAGCCTAACCCTCCCCCCTACATCTGGAATAAACGATTAGAGGGACGGGCACAAAAAAAAGGGCCACCGTTTCCAGTAGCCCTACACTTATTTATTATTGCTTTCTTATTCCCGGATGTACTCTATTGTCCCACCGTTCTTATGGGCATACTTACGTGCAAAGGTATTCATCATCTCAAAAGGATAGTTAATCAAGCTGTTCTTCATTCCAGCGTTTTCACCTCTTGTCCCACCTTTAGAAGATGCAATACTTACACTACCGAAATCTAGCTCCAAGCCGTTATCTCCATAAGCTGACATTATGATTTTATCACCTGAAACAGAAACATTAAACCAATAGGTGATACTGTGCTTCCCATCCTTTGGCTTAGTTGTAAGTGTCCAGAAGTCCTTATCCACATTCTCAAAAACAAAACCTTCATCCCTTAACATTATGCCAACACTTTTAAATAGTTCATCACCCTTCAGGTTTGGGTGAATGATATTGATAAGATTCACCTTCCGTGGTATCTTAAAATATTCTACATCTGACAGGAAGGTTTTACGCACTTCTTTTACCTCTTTTGTACTATCATCTAACAGGTAGAAATGAACGTGCTCATCGGTTTCTTCTACTATTCGAACATCATAAACAGTCCCATTCTTCATTGTTACTTTATCAGGGTTCTGGGTCATCCCCGGCAGGGAAAGTAAAACGAGTGTTAATAAGAGTAAGAGGTTTTTCATAAAATATTGTATGGTTTAAATAATAAATATAAAATGAACAATTCAATCAAACAAGCTTTATTTAAGAAGATCCTTAAGCTTCCGTGCCATCTGATCAATCGGTTTAGGATTCATTGCTTCTTTATTCTCTTCCATCGTCTTCCGGCTGTGGCACGGCTTACATAAGGTCTGAAGGTTGTCCCATGAAAGTCTAAGATCCCACCTGATGGTGATGCTAATAATGTGGTCAATCTCATTGCCGGGGTTAAGGATCCCTTGCCGTTCACACTCCTCACAAAGCGGATTATGCTGTAACTTCATCACCCTCACCTTCTGCCATGCTGCTGATGAATAAAAGCGGTGGTTCCTTATCCTGATCTTATCAGACATTCCCGATCAGCTTCCTCAGTTCCGGATGAATAATAAGGTTGATATAATGAATGCCAGTATCAGGATCCTTTGTGGTGATAGCTTCTGCAAAACCACTTTCCAGAATATCGGCTACCGTCTGCCGGTCATCAGTGGTGAGGTGGGTAAGATCCATCAGCTTCTTACTGATCATCTGCATCTTCTTATTAAGAGGCTCCGCGCTGAACGTAACGGTGTTGTTATATGATAGGCTGAAACCCTCTTTTACTTCTTCCTCTTCATCTACCTCAGTACTTTGAAGCAGGTGTTCAGCTGCTAGTTCCAACATCTTATTAAGCTTACGTTCCTTAATCTTAAGACCTTTGCAGATATCCCTGAACTTATTCAGGATAATGCTAAAGACTAAATTATAATAGTTGTTCTTACCGGTTGCATATTGGTTCAATACACCCTTTTCCTTTTTATACTGAATGTGAAAAAGCAGGTCTGCAACGGTATCTTCGTAAACCAATGATGAACAACTGAAGTCCCAATGATGAAGGGCATTGCTGATGATTGTTAAAAGATCAGCATGGATATGTTTATTGTAAAACCTGTTTGCTTCTGCCTGATCAGATATGTTAATGTATTCCTGAAAGGCTACATTGAAAGCCTTCTTATCTATATTAGTATTCAATTTATTGTTTGTTTAAAAGAGGCAGGGAACAGAATCCCCTGCTTCACTTACTTATTTATTATTTGCCTTCAAAAAGGGCTTCCAGAATAGCACGTTGTAACTTCACCACGTACTTATCTTTTTTACTTTTATTCTTCATTCTTATTACCTTCAAAGAGGGTACCGGCATCACCAATACCTTCAGTACTTATTTATTAATTCTTATGCTTCAGGCTGCTCTTCCTGCACCTGGAAAGCTTCTACCGCTAAGGCCACCTGTTTTGATTCTGTAAGGCTGAATGCTCCCCTTTTATTTGCTAATTCCGCTGCCTGGATTAGTATCTTAATTGCTTCCTCCTGTTTCATCTTCTCTTTAATTTTTCATTTACGTCTTCCAGCTTTTTGTTTTGCTCTGTAAGATTTGCGTTTACTGATGTTAGCTGAAACACTACTATAATAAGTAATGCTGCTATTAATGCCACTGCTCCAAACTTTGCAGCAAGTAACCACCCTATTCCACCGATTAACAGAAGGGTAATGATTCCTATAATTATGTTTTCTTTTTCACTCATTGTTCTTTGTTTATTATAAATAGTCGCAACTTTTCAAAAAGCTGGATTATCAACTTATTTTTTTTCCTGCCTTTGCCAATCATATTGGCCGGTAGTATTTTTCCTTAAATAAAAGGTATCAGGTTCTTCCATCTTCTGCCCAAAAGTCAATTCAGCGGAACAATCCCAGCACCGCAAAAAGGTGTACTTATATTTATCCTGTGCCTTCCTACTCATTAAATCCAGGTGCTGACTTCCGCATAGGCCACAGCAATGAACATCCGGAAAGCTTAGTTTATTAGCTTCTGATACCACTTCAAAAAGGTTATTCCCCTGGATCTGGAAATGATGATTCTTCAGCCCGATTCTTTTAGTTACTGTATATTTTATCATTGTTGTAAAGAGGGTACCGGCATCACCGGCCCTTCAGTTTATTTTTTATTTTAAATGGTTCTTATTTGTATTGTTCAATTACCCCAGGGACTTTATTGATCATCCGCGTTAACCATTCCAGGCCGGAAGGTTTCATTAATGTTTTTGTGATCACTTCGTTATAACCTGTTTTTGTAGTAGTAATTACTTTAAAGTGATGAGCGTACCGCTGATAAGGGGTGTTGTGCTGAGGGCCTCCTGATATAAGTACATTCAGATCACGAAGCATGAAGAAGAACTTATTCTTTCCTATTCCCAGCTGTTTTGCAACCACACCCATATCTAGTTCACCTTCCGCACTCATTACGCGGTCAAATGTTTGAACTTTAGGTGCCTGAAGAAGAAGTTGCTGTTCTTTCTGTTCAATTACCTCCTGCTGTTTAGCTGCCAGCATTAAGGCTTCTGAAAAACTTTGGGGAACCTGAAAAATCTCCTGCTGTGGAAGGGCTTCTTTTATTACTTCCTTCACTTGCTGAAGCTGCTTTTCTGCTTCTATGAAATATTGCCGGGCTTGCTTTCCTTTTTCACTTCGCTGAATCATTGCAATTTCTTTTGCGGTGTCCAGGGTAAGTGCATAATCTTTTTTCGGTCTTCCGCGCTTTCCATTATTTCCCAAAAGTGGGATAAAATCATTCCCTTCCTCAAACCCATATTCCAGCGCTCTTTCCATCCACATGGTGAACTTTGTGTCAGGCTCTAAGAAATGGTAAAGCGCACGTGCACTTACTGTCTGATTCTCTTCATTAATGTGAATTAGTTCAAATCCACTTTCATCATTGTGTTTGTTTAAATTGTTGTTGTTCATCTCTTTTCAGCCCTTTATTTGTAGGCTCATTTATAAATAGTCTTGACTTTCAGGAATTTCTGTTTTTCATCCCTTCATGTAAGTTTTTATTGATTATTGTCGTTTAATTCTTTTAACCTTTTAGCTGTTGAACCATCAAAAAAGCCTTCAGGTGGTAATACTGTTACCCATTGGGTCTTGCTTTTCTTTTTCTTTTTGGGCTTCTCTTGATAATGTTCTATGTAATATTGCTTTGCCATTATGCTGCTTTTTTCATTTGTACTTCCTGATTCATCAGCTTCTGTTCTTTGCGGTACCGGTCAACTGTTGCTGTACTCACTCCTGAAAGTTGACTGATTGCTTTTGTAGTTGCCTTTTTTCCTTCTGCCTGAAGTGTTGCAATAGCTTCTTCAATCCGCGGCTTTGTATTGCTTTTCTTTTTCCGTACTGCTCCTGAAAGCTTTCCGGATGCTGACCGCTTCTGATTCCGTGTAAGTGCAGGATTTACTTTTCCATGCCTGGTGACTGTCTGCACCTGCATCTTCCCTTCATGAAACTTTTCCAGCTCCTCATTAAATATTTCAGTCAGCTGCTTTTCGGTTAAAGAGTTTACTGAAAAAGTATCACCACCCACCAAAAAATCCAGCCTGATGGAAGCTTCATGCAAACTTTTTGCTGCACCGATTAAGATTTTCTTTTGTGCTATTATTCTAGCCACGCCATATTGCTTTTTGACCGGAATATTTTTGCACCTGAATTGCTCGATCACCTGCTGTGGTTCATCATACAGTTTAAATTCTTCCCCTTCCTCAAATTCCAGGGTTTGAGCTTCTATCTGCTTCACAGCCTGAGCGTATACATAGGTGTATTTACTATCTTTTGCAGGCTGCTGAATAGATTGTTCCACCTCCATTACCGCTTCAGTGGCCGTAAGGGTATAATCAGGGAAGTGATAATATGGAAGGGCATCAGGATTGTAATAAGCTTCCTGATCAGTTGAAAACACTACTGTATCACTTGATTCAGTTGTCTGGAAAGAAAAGTCCTGAGCAATTGCTTTGACCACATCCGCTTCTTCTCCTGCTGTGAAGTTATCTGCTAATAATAGTAGGCTGTAACCAGTGCCGGAATGGTGCTTCCATGCTGCATATAGGCAGCTAATAGAAGAGAAGTCCAGGGCTTCAGATTGAGTTTCTGCATATACCAATCCTGGAAGGGCTTCCAGGTCAAAAGCTGGTATAAAGGATAATATTTGTTCTTTCTGTTCCAGGGTTTTGGCTTCCCTGTAAGCGGATATTTGCAGGCTGTAATGCTCCTGCTGAATGCTTCTAATTATTTCCTCAAAGCTTATCGCGGTGCTGAGGGTTAATGTTTTGTTGCTGTTCGAAAATACGGTTGTCTGTCTCAATTTTTTTCATATTTGCTTTACGTTCCTTATGTTGTGTCTCTGTTTTTAAAAAGAGTGTGAAGCAAGGGAGAGACAAAACCCTCACCCCACACATTAATAAATAGTCAGCTATTTTCTTTTTTTCGCCTTCTACTCAATTTTATTTTTTCAGTTGAAGGAATGAACCTTCTACATATAAGACCTGAGAATTTGCAATAAGGTTGAGGTAGGTGAAAAAATAATTGATCTTTTTTTAAACCTTTTTATAAGTGCTTAGTTTGCAGGCTTTTGCTAAATAAAAAACCACCCTTGTGAGGTGGTTATTAACTTATTTTTCATTCAACTCTTTATAGCCCCGCCATATCTCATATATCCCATAGAGTGAACCTGAGATAAAAATTATACTGAATAAAAGTAATGGTTCCATGTATTCCGATTTTATTAAACAGTCGCTGCCTGCTTTTCTCTTACCTTCCTTAAAATATCTTCTTGTGTATTTGCTACATACTTCCTTAGTTCTGTATTTGTTTTGCTCCCTAGCATTTGAAGAATATCACGTTCGCTATATCCAGCTTGCCACATTCGGGTGCAAAATCCCCTTCTGTTTGAATGGCTTGTCATTAGTTTATGTTTCATGTGGTGCTCAACGAACTCTTCAGCCAATTTGTACCTAACAATTTTAATAGGCTTCTGATGGATATCATTTTTCACATAAAGTGCTTCCAGTATGAGCTTAATATTTTCATTATACTTCTGTTCAGCAGCAATACCCAGATTATAATTATACTTCTCTAGTATCTCAGTAATACGGCTATCTAACTCCAAGGGTACCAGATAATTCCCTTTCGTTTTTATTGTCTTACCGGTCATGATACCGTTTTCAATTTTCCAGTTACTAGCGTTTACATCTGAATATCTCAGGCCGGTTAGATTCTGAAATACACATAAATCAATAAATTTTACTTCATGTGGCTTCACCTTATCCCGATAAGCCCACAATAGGTTTAATTCCTTTTCATCCAGGTAAACAATTTCCTTTTCTTCCTTAGTTACTTTGTATTTCTTATAGTGCTTTGTTACTTCTACCCCATGTACGTCCTGCACCCAGTTTAAGAAGTTCTGAAGCCTTTTTATAGCTGTGCCGAAGGTGTTGTTGTAATAATCATGCTCGCTGTTATACATCAGGTATTTAGCGTATTTCTGATAGAAGTCAGTATCGAAAATCTTAAAGCTGTATGGCGTGTTAGTTTTTTCATGAAACCCGATCAAATTATTTACCCAGGATTGTATATTTTGTACGCCCCGCTTTTTTGAGTGTATAAACTTGCTGGGGAATTTATTCAGCAAGTCCAGGTACTGAGTTTTTTCCGCATTAGTAGCATAGAAACCAGACTTAGCAAACTTTTCCCTTTGTGCTAATAATTCATTCAGGCGTTGCTGTACTTCTTCAATCTCCTTATCTAGATTCCTTACCTTATACAGCATCACCTTCGTCACATCCTCAGTGACCATTTCCTTAATCTCTGCCTTTTGCTTCTTCCAACCCTCAGTATGATACTGGCTTTCCACCTTCACTTCAATGAAGCGTTCAGCCACCAATTCCTTTATATTCTGATAGGTAGGATCATTATGCTTCTCAGCTAAATCTTCGATCACAGTCTGATAGCTCCGCAGGATGTTGTTTGTCTCAGCTGCATTCTTAACTGAATTTTTAACCATGCCCTTTTTGTCATCAAAATCTGAAGGTCTTATTTTAAGGCCGGTGCTGAATCCATTGGTTTTACCATCGTAATTGTACCGGATGTTCAGTGGTGCCAAGCCTTCTTTATTAGTTCGGGCTTTCAGCAGATAAGGTTTTGTGGAAAATTTGGCCATAGAGGTTAAATACAAATGTTTCCCAAAGGTAAAAATGTATACGATTTTATCCTATTTTGTATACGAATTTATTTTCTAAACCTCATTTAAAGCAAATATAATGGGTTTATTGGTGGGTATGTAATCCTGATGGGATCACAAAAACCCGCTTAATTTACGAATTAGGCGGGTTTTTTATTTTATGTGCTCGAAAAATGTGCTCAAAGTAGCTTGTTTGATACCTAATCAGTTTACAAATATACGCACACCCTCCACTAGGCTCCGGTAGTCACCAATATACGCACACCCTGCATCAGTAAATATGGAACCTGAAAGCCGGTAAATAAAAAACCAGCCTGATCAGCTGGTTCTCTTTATTCTTTTAGTTGTTCCATTTAACTATTAGTCCTACTCCCTTACTTTCTGAAGTCCCTTTTCTCCAGTGGGTCTCATAGCCTTCAATTCATTGTAAGGTGGACATCATAAACCTTCTGACGGAAACATTTCAAGCAATTTGCTACTTTCGAAATATTAAGAAGCTAATGATTTTGTTCCGGCTGTGCCTTCTCTTATTTCGGTTCCTCTTTCCTTATCAGCTGGAGGAACCTTACCTCTTCTGTGGTTAAATATTCTTTTGTTCATTTTCGTTTCTTTTTGAAAAACCGATCTAACTTTTCACCATCCTTAGCGTGTAAATCCCATAGAATAAGGTTTACCGCTTCGTAAGGGATCAGAATCTTATCTTCATCTGATTCTCGAACTCCCTCAAAGCCAGTGAAATACTTTTTGGCCTTTGTGCTGTATTCCTCCAGTTGAATAGCCGCTTCTTCTGTTACATCTCCCTTTATTAAATAAATATCCATAAGGTACATTAAAAGAATTCGTGCAGCCTGTTTCCGCTGGAGTTCTTCAATCTTTTGGTAGATGTCTTCTTCTTCCGAAATTAATTCTCTTTCCTTCATATTTAATAAATTGTTTAAAACTTCAATAGTATACGGTCAGCATATAAGTTTTATAACAAATTAGGTCACTTTTCTAGCCATTTAATGACTTTTATCTGTTTAAACTTTATCTGAAGGTTTAGACCACTTCCTCTCCCAGAGGATTATAACTCCACAATTTCAGGCTCCAGAACTGGTTTTCTTTACCGGTGATTAATGTATTTTCCACGTTTAGTTCCTCGGCCCCTGAAATGATGATGTCCAAAGCCAGTACAAGGTGATTCAGGTGAAGAATTGCTTGGTAGGGGTTGGTGCTTTAATCATGTTCTTCAGGTTAAAGGGGATTTAATTTCTTTTTGCAGTTCATTGATGTTACTTATATCTTCTTTTTAGCTAAAGACCATCTGAAATTCTTCATCATCTACAGGAGTACGGAAGTCTGAGTCAACTTCTTCATTTTATTTGCTACTGATTGTTCTTTGGTTGAGTAGTTCGTTTTTCATTGTTCTTTGTGAGTGAGAAAACAAATGTAGAAGAAGGAAACCAGCTCAAAAAATCAATAAATTCGATTTACTAACTACTTCATTTTATGGTTGTTAAATTCCCACAACCCCAGTTGTTACAAAATGAACCCTACTATGAAATGAAGGAATGGAGGGTTTTTCTGATTCTTAATTAAAGTGGTGGATTAACCAGATGGAAAAGGAGACAAAACAACAATTGAATAGTATAAAATCTTACACTTTCACCCTAAAATTCATTAAAAGCGGTGTGCTCTCTGGAAACGGTTGTTAAAAAATGAACCCATCGTTTATTCAGGATTTGAAAGTATATTATGTAGCTGTGGCATTAATCATTTTAAACAGCTGTAAGGATTCAAAGGCAGTTTCTTTCCATCCCTTTCTCTGAAGGAATAAAGTTAACAGAGAGGGTGAACTAATTTAAAACATATTGTTCAACGGTGGTTGATTAAACGGATCTGAATCAACTATTAAACGGAAAGCCTGAAACCACCCCTGATAAAAAGATCGGCATTTGCATTACCGGCAACTGAAAGCTCCTCTCTGCCCTGAAGCTTTTAACTTACCTGTAAAGCTTTAACTAAAGCAAAAGCAAGATCATACGCTTCTGAACATTTCCCCTTCTGTTCAAAACATTGTATTGTTTCCTTTTTACTCGTATTTGAATAGACTTATCAAAATTGTACCTGCTTTGGTTTATTTTGTTCAAAAAACATCAGAAAACTTTCCGTGTGGTTTCCCTTAAATTGGGTAGGAAGCCTAACCCTCCCGCCCTACGCAGAATAACCCATCAGAGGGATTAGGACAGAATAAAAGGATTAACAGAAGAAATTATTATATTGGAATCCATTTACTCTTCTCACTAAAACTTTTTTATGGGCTTCTTCGACTTCTTGAAAAGGAAACAACTTGCAGACTATTATGACCAGCCATTGATTTTCAATGTTGATCATGTTTTCCGGAAAAACCTTAGTGAAGTAGAAAAGGGTGATTATGTAAAACTGTGGACTAAGCCAGAAATGGATAGAATACTGATATATGGATCCGGTTCAGTGGGCGGTGATGGTAAGATTGGTGATGTGCCAAACAAATACGTGAGAGTTTTTCAAAAGCACTTGCTTTCTGCACAAAACATAGTGGACATTCATGGATTCAGCCCATCAAATTATGATGCAAAAGTAATAGAAGTTTCCCCTACTCATTGCCAACTACTTGTCACCCTTCATTCACCTGAAGCAATAAAGCAAAGGGTTGAGTCATTCAATAAGGAACAACAGGAAAAGCTGAAGGATGAATTTAGCAAGAAGTACAAAATGAAGAAGCCGGTTGAAATAAGGTTTAACCAAGCAGATCTTCGCCATGTAGACCTTCATGAACTTCAGGTTAAAATCTTTGATAAGGAATTCTATTTAAACCGTGGGGGTGTTTTAATTCAACTGGTAGACCAGAACAATAATATAATCACTGATGCTTCTTCACAAGGCTCCACAATTATCCGGGTAATAAAAGGGTACTACAATGGTCAGCAAATGGAAATAACTGAAATGAATAAGACAGCACATGGGATAAAAGTAAAAATTGGCCCAAAGCAGGAGTCGTAACCTTATAAAGGGCCACTCCTCAAAGAATTTATTACAACAGGAGAAGATTAATTTCTACCTATTCTCCTAACATTTAAATGTAATTAAATTTTAACAATGATAGTAGCGGAAGGAAACTCCCACATTGTATGAAGAAAACACTTAAAACTTTTAGTTATCACCAGCCTTCAGGGCCTAATTCTATGCCCCAGAACGTCCTCGCCCGGCAATTCATGTTTCCGTATATTTATGAAGATGATGACTTTCTTTGGGATATTTATACTGAGGGTAAGGAGGAGGACGAGCTTTTTGACTTCGGCCTTCCTCCAGAATTTATTGGGAACCAAATTAAATTGTCGGAAATAAACTTACAGGAATATATGCCTCACCTAAAGATAAGCCATCTTGAGCACCAGTTGGAAGAGCTTTCTGTTGAACAGTTTTTTAATCTTGGGAAATTTGTGGTGGCTAAATTCGCAAAAGAAATACAAGAAAGAAGATACCTTACCGGTTTAAGAATTGTGCGATACACTCATAAAAGAACATTTCAACCTTATTTCCGCTTCGATCTGTTCTTTTGTAATGAACCTGAAAAAAGGCAGCTTAATTCGGGCTACAGTGGAGAAAATACAATGTTCTGGCACCTCAATATGTTGTGGTGATATTCCGCCCCGGGCCTCCCCCTCCCCGGAAAGCGGTATCCCCCCCTCCCCCGCCTTTCATAAAAATACGGAAAAAGAAGGGGGCACCCTGTGTTTAAGGTACTCCGTGAAAAAGTTTTTCCAAAAAATTAAGCCCCAAATTTCCCAAACTCGACCAAAATCATTGAATCGAGGCATTAGAGCAACTTTATCTAAAATATGCAACACAATTTATAGGTACCATAATCACCTGTTATAGGTACCACTAAGAGGATTTATTGACTCAATTAGGACCTCCTCAACATCTCTTCCTTTAAATTTTCTTAACTGAGCTAGGAGCCAAAAAACAGTTCTCTACGCTACCTAGACACGCCTTTTCAACTCAAGTAAGTTGAAGTAGAGCTGAATAAAGCTATTCTTGGTTCTGTATGACTCGACAGCGGTATCGCCCTTCTCGTCGAATACAGTAAAGACCAAAAAGGACCTCAAAAAACCAAACTTTGCGAGGTCAGTTGGATTTCAACTCCAAAAGACCTATGTTACTTAACAAAAAGTACTTCCTTCATACGTGAAACAATGGATAGCTGGCTTTCTCACCTAATACTATGCAAGTAAGCAAAACAAGACAAAATGAGACATTTAATTTTTTACGAGGTTCAAACTGCGGCTATTTGTCCATATAGACTCCTTTTTTTTGATAAGTTTTTTGACCCTTTATCAGAAACAGACCCGTTCGTTTATTCAAATATTTACTTGTTTACAAGAGTTAAAAAAAATCGCTTTGATTTAGGCAAGACAAGGCTGATTAACAAGAGAACACTTAAAACAACGATTATTTTAGGAGGCAAGGAATATTACGATTTGACCATTTCCTTCTTTGATACTATTCCTATGTTTAAAATGTTGTTTAAGACAAGAGAGAATTTTGAGGATTTATTGTCAGACGATGATGATTATTGGAAGTGCGAGATAGATTCTGAGAATTCATCAAGTGACAAAATCCATTTCTTCCTGCATGCTAAGACAGGTAATGCAATTGATTTTTGGCTCATCCCGGAGAATATAGAAATGGCAATAAATATTGAAAATCAGTTAGGATTTAAAAATAAACCTGAGGTGGTTTATGTTGGGCAGTCATTCCAAATGTCCAAAAGAATTAAGTCTCACAAAACGCTCCATAAAGCAGTATCCCAACTAAAAGATGGTGAAGAAATAAGGCTCTATTTTTTAACATTTAAATACGGTTACGGGGGTCATAAAGATTATTTTCAAATGGAAGGCCAAGTAATGGATACTTGGTTGAGTGAATTTGGCATGTCAAAAGAATTCAAAAGTAAAATAAGCTTAGTAGAACGCTTCTTAATCCATTTTTTAAAACCAATTTATAATGAGCAGCATGTAAACTCAAATATCATGAATGACTCTCTAGTTAAGACAATATTAACCGACAACAATATTGATGTAATTACTTTAGATTTTGGTGTATGGGGGAAATCATTCGAATTTTGGTCACCAAATCAACAACTAAAGACGGATTGTGCTTCTTTTAATTTTTTAAAGCCTGACTTAGGTTATCAAGAAGGTTTCGTCGCAAATGAAATAGAATAAAGAAGTCATCTGATAATCGTGTAAACGGCCAATGAACTTAGATGCCCACCGGTACACCTCTTACCACTACTCAGGTCTGGTACTGAGCGGTTCGTTAATGGCATGGCGCTGTTTTTCCGAAGCTCTACAGGCCTTCCAAGGCGGTCCCACCTCCTGCACGACCTACACTCGTGGTATGCTGCTTACTTACCAGCTTCACCAAATTGCCGGTAAGAGACACTCTCTGGAATAATTTGGTAAATTAGGTGCCAAATGCGCATACTGGGGCACACCCAACCAATATGCAATTGCCGGTCATCTAATCTGACAGTACACTGGATAATTCAAAGTTTTCCGTATCTTAAAAACTAAACTGAACCCGGCAACTGCGTTTTGCAAAACCGTTGGGCAAATTTTGAAAAATAATGACATTCCACGGACTAGCAGAAAACATACTAAAGCAAGTTGATAAACCATTGACTGCAAATGAAATTTGGACACTTGCAGTTGAAAGGGGACTGGACAAAGAGCTTAATAGTTCTGGCAGAACACCTTGGGCAACTTTAGGAGCTAGGCTTTATGTCATATCTCGAGACAATCCAGATTCTATCTTTAAGACGGTTGGCAAAAGGCCTAAAAGGTTCTACCTCAAAGGAAAGAATTATAATGTTGATTTTAAGGAATATGAAGAGGGAAAAACGGAGGAGGAAACTGAGATTTCAACCACCACTCCATCAAAGAACTATTTAGAAAAAGATCTACATCCTTTTCTGACTCACTTCGGATTTTATTCTTTGAACTGCCACTGCAAGACTATTAACCACTCAAAGTCGGATAAGAAGAGCTTTGGCGAATGGGTGCACCCGGATATGGTGGGTTGTGTATTCCCTATTGACGAATGGGATAATGAGGTACTGGAATTAAGCTCAGCGGTAGGAAACACGTCTGTTAAATTTATATCATTTGAACTCAAACGAGAATTAAATCTTTCAACTTTAAGAGAGAAATTCTTTCAGACTGTTTCTAACTCATCTTGGGCTAATGAAAGTTACTTAGTGGCATCTGAAATTTCGCAAAATCAAGATTTCTTGTCTGAATTAAGTCGCTTGTCAAGTTCTTTTGGAGTTGGGGTTATTCAGCTTGACCTTGAAGACCCAAATTCGAGTAGTATAATGTTTCCTGCAGAGACGAGAGAAAACCTCGATTGGGATACTATCAATAAGCTGACCGTGATGAATAAAGATTTTAAGCAGTTTGTAAAGCGAGTTCGAATTGACTTGAGGAGTAATGAGATTCGAAAGGAGAAATATGATAAAGTACTAGAGGAAGAGCAGCTAGAAAAAATGATAAAAACTAGACCCACTCGTATTGGAGGCGGCCAATGAGTGGTAAAACTCACCGATGCACCTCTCTTTCCTCTCAGCGTACCGGTTGTTTACAGAGGTGTTAACCTGCGGGGATGCTTTCCTGTTGTTCTATAGCCTCATAGACGCCCTTTGCCGTTTAGGCCTACTCTCGCGATTAACGTCCCTGCCGCTTCCAAAAATGACTCACCAATTTGCCTGTAACGGACATGGATGAATTCCGCTTGTACCCGCTGGAATAAATTGATATCTTAGGTGCCAGATGAGTATACTAGGTGCACACTCAACAAACAGGCTATTGGGAAACACTGGCAAATTTAACTTCACAGCCATTTATTAACTAAACTGCAAGCGGAAGCTGAAGTGCTTCTAAATGTTAAATGCCCAACACCCAGTTTGCTAATCGTTGGGCTTAATACAATAACTAAATGAAGATTATCCTAAGTAGAAAAGGATTTGATAATCAATATGGTAAACAACCAAGTCCCATACTACCAGATGGAACTCTTTTATCACTTCCGATCCCTATGAGAGGTGAAAGGACTTCATTTAGTCAGCTATATCATAACTCCACTAGTTATATTGACATCATTAAAAGCCTTAAGCCCAGTACGCATTTATCTGAGAATGATACATGTCACCTAGATCCTGATATTAGAAAAGATGCAATTGATCGGGGTGAAAGCTGGATACCTCTTTTCGGACAAGCGGATAGTGCATTAAGTCACCTTATTAATAATAGTGTTTCTCAGAATGACCTTTTTCTGTTCTTCGGTACATTTCGTGAAGTTGATATTATTAAAGGACAACTAAAATATAAAAAAGGATCACCGGCTTTGCATGTGATCTACGGCTATCTCCAGATAAAAGAACTGCATAGGGATCAAGATTCTATCCGAGATAAATTTAGTCACCACCCGCATGCAAGCGCTTTGCTCCTTAAAAAGAAGTTAAATGGGATTTTTGAAGCAAACGATAAACTGAGTTTTGATTCACGTCAAAATGGTTCTGGCGTTTTATTCTTCAACAGAGATTTAATTCTCACAAAAGAGGGCCTTTCAAAGAGCAAATGGAACTTGCCTATTCAATTCAGGGACGCCAAAATAACATACCACTCCACAAGTTCCTTCAAGCAAGATTACTTTCAATCTGCCGCTAAAGGACAAGAATTTATCATTTCCGATTCCAAATATGCTGAGGAATGGGCTAAAAATTTGATTAAAAAAGGTACTAAACCCAATCGTGTAGAAGGTGGGTGAACTTGTAGGTCCGCCGGTGGTTCTCTCACACCATCAAGCATATGGGTCTCGTTTTCGCAGATCGCCACTACCGGATTTTTCCGATTGGAATTCTTCAGGTTAACCTTTACGGATAAAGTCCTTGCCGCTTGCTTATAGCCTTCAGCAACTCCCGGTAATTGGACTGGGCTGAATTCGATCAGGCATGGTTAAAAAACGAGGGCATAGACTTCAATAATCCTTCTGTTAATGATTTTATGGAATCATTAACTAAAAAGAGTTTAGATCTTAGGCCCTATAAAATGAAAAGAGTAGATGTCTATCAAGTCATTAGTTCTGAAAGAAATTTTCAAGATATGATGATCACAAAGGAGGATAGGCCTGAAATGATACATGCTCTACATGTTGGAGATGGGATCGCTGCCATCGAGCACAACCTTCAGAAAGCCAGAGAGGCTTGGTATTCTGGGAGGGTACCGCATCAGGAGGCTATGGAGTGCCTCCGAAAGGTGGCCGGGATCTGCGTGAAACTAGGAGAGATTTATGGTATGCCATTGAGAAAAGAGTAAACTATGAGAAAAATAAAACCTAATAGGAGCTTTTTACAAAACAAGACCTTTTAATTTCCTTCTTATAGAGTTTAAACTGAGCTCCAATCACGTACCAACTTTATGAGGTAAGTTCGACTTTTGCCCCTCACCAAAAACCTGTGAATATATAGTTCCTATTCGTCAGCATCAACTCAGAAAGGACCACCCTACAGCAATTTTAGCAGTAACACAATTTTCTAATATTTAAACAAGCTGGGGCAATAATGCCCTGAACTTTTTCCTTTTACCCTTACTTTTTTCTTCTAAAAAATTAGAAACAGTTCCTCAGCTTAAACTTAAAAAATTAAGTTTAAATAATAATTTTTTGTACCTTAACAAAGACAGGAATTAATATTAACTTTTGGTAATAGGAAAAATTTGGACTCATGCCAATCAAAGTAATTAAAATAAATGGAGAACATCCTAAGTTGGACTATAAAAAACTAGAGGATAGCTTTAGGCAAAACTTTGGCAGAACCTGTTCAGAGGCCACCATTATTATTATGAACAATTTTCCTGTAATGGTAACCTCTGAAACCGATATTGACTTCATTGTTATTATTGCTATTGAAGACAAAGATGGAAACTATATTTCTTTCTATAAAAATGATAGACGGGTTTATCTTCACAATTTAATTATTCCAGTCATTTATAATTCTGATTATAAAGATCTTCTTGCACAAGTAGAAGGGAATAATCTTCTTATAGATAATAATGAAGTAGATTTCTCCAAGGAAGTTACTTCTTTGACCTTTAACCTCAAGCACTACCTTAATAACCGCTGTGGATTTGATGCAGAAGCTTACATTCACCCACTTGTATTCATCGAAAGCCATTCTTCTATTGTTCTTAATGACTACATTGTAGGGAGATATTTTGACTTTACCGGAATTTCAAATTGGCTAAAGAATAGTGACAAGGAAATCCTTATTTCTTTTAAAGGTTGGAAAGATCCTCTTGGTTATCAAGACATTCAGAAGGACCTTGCTCGTGTAGCAGAACAGGCAAGTAGAGATTCTGCTACCGGATATTTAACAAAAAAGAAGATTGAGAGAATTGGTAAAGAACTTTCAAAACAAACTGATCTTTCCCAGCACATGGCTAAAAAGATGGTGATGGTAAGAGGCAAGGCAGGGAGTGGTAAAACAACTAATTTGCTAACATTAAACTTACAAGCTTTAAAGCAAGGGTTTAACACCTTTTTCCTGACTTATAATCGAGTGCTGGTGTATGATATTGCACAGGTAATTAAGCCAATTTTAAATTCTGAGCCTATAGAAAAACAGGCCTCTGTAGATACACTTCACAGCTTTTTCTATCAGTTGTCTAAATCCTTAGGGGTACTTCATATAATGTCAGACAAAAGAATAAATGGTGTTCTTTCAATACTGAAAAATCGTCTAAGACAGGTATATAATTTTGTTGCACCAAGAATTATTCTGAATAACAAAACAGACTTTGAAAAAATAAAATCATTGCTTCAGAACGAAGTTGCATTCGATAACGGAACCAAAGAAGTAGGGATCGACTTTATTAACTTTTTGTCCAAAAAGAGAATCTCTTCGAAAAATGCATTAATTAACTATTCTAGAGAATTCTATAACTGGAAAGAAAAGAGGCTTACTTCCATAGCTACTGATGAAGTTTTCCTTGCAGACTATTATGGAGTCCTAGAAAACACTTTGCTGCAAATAAAAGACTCTGATAAATTTTATGAACAATTTGACATTCAGAATAAAGGTGAACTCTTAGATCTTGCTACCGGTGCAGGTAAGGTTTACTTTAATGAAAAAGGAGTAATTGAAAAAAAAGAATTCGCCAAATTTAAAAACCGTAGAGTCGGAGGCAGAAAAAAGAATCGTATCGTATTTATAGATGAAGCTCAGGATTGTCACCGACTAGAGAAAGAAATCTTGGCCACAATTTTTGGGACATCCCGTTTAGTTATTGCAAATGGGGGAAAAGACCAGTTGATAAGACATGTGGAGCTTTGTAATTGGCAGATGATTCGGGGTCAAAAAATCGAATCATTTGAAAAAAATAAAAGAAACAAAAGTTATCGAATAAAGCCCCAAATTGCGGATTTCTGTAACTTTTACAGCAAAGCGTATAATATTAATCTTGACCTTGAAAGTTTAGATACACCTGACTCCGGGGAGATAATTTTTGACTTTCGCCCTAACCCACCCTTAAATGAAGTCTGTGAATTATTCGATTACTTAAAAAGTAAAGCTGAAGTTAACGGTTGTTTAGAATACGAAAGTATTCTTGTACTATTAGAATCTTTGCAAAACGGGCCGGGAGAAAACAAAACAGTAGAGCAAGCTGCAGTTAATGAATATAACAATATTGAGGTAACTCAGAAGTATACACGAGGAGAATGGTCTAAATTGAAAGGTCTTGAGGAGCATGGTTACCATTTTTTTAACGCAACAGTTTTAGATAAAACCAAACTGGGTTTACCATACCCCAACCAAATAAGGATCATATTCTACGAATCATGTAGGGGACTTGAAGCTTGGTCTGTAGCATGTTTTGATATAGATCAATTTTTCGAAGCTAAATGCAAAGAAGAGGAAGCCGAAAAGTTCTTACTTGAAACAGAGAAGGGAAGTAATGTTCAAAACCTTTTTATTACTAATGAGGAAAGGAAAAAAATGTATGCAGCGACATGGGTCTTGATGGCCTTAACTCGTGTCATAGACACTCTGTATATCAATGTAAGTAATCAAAACTCTGAATTCGCAAAAATTGTAAACCAATACATTCAGAGAACCAATAAGAATATAAAAGTGCTGAAATAGGGGGCACTTAGATAATAAGTAAAGCCATAAAAACGTACCCTCCTTCAATTCTCATAAATATCTCGATTTATTACAGCCTCAAACTGAGGTAAACTACTTAACGGCAATTAATTAAAAAGTTTTTAGTTTACAGGTTCGATAATTTTACATTTCCCGAACATATTTATAAAGCGTAAGCTTCGTTATGCCCATCATCTCGCATATCGCATCGATGGAGTGTTACTTTTCATGGTAAAGCCGAACAGCCAGTTTCCGCTTATCTTCATTTAATCGTTATCGGATGCCTCCCCACCAGTAGCGGACTCATATTCGAAGTGCCAAGCGTAACAAAGCTGCTTCTCAAGTTAGCTATAATTACGTCTCAGAATTCTGATGACGGAACTAAAAAGTGCTGTCTTTTTTGTAACTTTTACCCTGAACGTGATTTGACTTCAGGTTTTTTGAATTCCACACAATCATTTAAAATATGATAGATAAAGATGACTTAGGAAATCACATTAAAAGTACACCTGTTTACTTTGATATGTATGGTGAACCATTACTTCCCCCCCAAGAGAAAATTGAGTTCAATTCAGAATTAAAATCTGAAATTAAGGATGCCATTGCACTGCTCAATAGTTTAGAGATATACAATTACCCTCAAGACCGTTTAAAGAAACATCATGAGGACCGAGACCGGCTAGAAAAAATTAAATCCTCATTGACAGGAGCTCAAGCCATGGGCTTCTTAGGTATTTTTTGGTGTTGTTTAGCCTTGTACTACTACCATTGGGCTGAAAACAAAGGAATTGGATGTCTTTTGCTGGGTTTAACACTGTTCTCCTTGATTACTATACTCTCTTTGTTAATAAGAGAGACTGAGAAAAAATAAAAATTACTATGAATAAAGAGCTGGCAAAAGTCAATCAAGCTCCAAAGAACACACTCTTTAGCAACTTTCAATTTGAAAGCCGGTAGAAATCAACCGAAAAGGTTAAAGTGATTGTAAACTGAAATTAAAATTCAATCTATATCCAAAAGAAAACATGGAACATCCACTAATTGAAGAGGCGAAAAGAAGATATCCTGAAGGCGCCTTACTTAACTGGCCAGATTATAGATACAAATCTAATAATGGATATAATTTGAACTTCAATATCAGGTTTGATAGCACAAAGATTTATGTTAAAGAGGGGAATCTTTTACATAAAGTTCACGGTGGCAGTGCTTATATTATTTACAGGGGTTCTAATTCGAAATGGGCTGTTATAGTTGAGCCTTCACTTCATAAGGTGTTGAAAGAACACTTGGAATCAATTACTCAAGCAGAATTTGATCAGGCATGGTTAAGAACTGAAGGCGAAGGCGTCAACTCAGCCACAGTTAATGAATTTATGGAATCATTAACTAAAATAAGCATAGATCTTAGGCCATATAAGAAGACAAGGATAGAGGTTTATAAAGCAATCAGCTCAGAAAGGGACTTCCAAGACAAGGCAGCTATAAGAAAAGAAAAGCCTGATTTGAGAGAATCGTTTCATTTGGGAGATGGTATTGCTGCCATTGAACATAATATTCAAAAGGCTAGAGAAGCTTGGTATTCTGGAACAGTGCCCTATGATAGCGCCATGGAGTATATTCGAAAAGTGGCAGGGATATGCGTGAAACTAGGTGAGGTTTATGGTATGCCAAAACGAACAGAATAAGACATTAATTCTCACTGCCTTTTACTATCTGAATGTAGGGGAACAGTGAGCTACTCCTTTACTTCAGCCGCTGGTATTTTATGACCGTTAGCCAGAACCACCAAAAACATGACACAGACAATTTCAAGCATAGATGAATTGAAAGAAAACCTCACGCTATTTGAAGACTATTTGTGTGACGGTGATGAACAAGAAAGAGAAGAGGTTGAGAAATTAATTACTAGAGGGAAATGTCTTGTTTCCTACAAAATTGAAGATTCGTGGAGGTTTGCCCCTAGCAGATACATTGGATATTTTCAAAATAATCTAGAAAAACATGAGGCTAATTATTACATTATCAATGGAGGAGTAACTAACAAGGCTATAGATAAGATTGCTAAAAATAAACTATCCGAAAACCCATATTTGGAATCTGAATATATATCCTATTGTAAAGAATTGGGGATTACCCCTAGTAATCAGAAAAGGAAATTTTGGCTGTTCGATTTCGAAAATGAGGACTTCGAAAATAATAGAGTGACTAATGAAGGTTTTCCGGAAGGCAAATTGGTTGAAAGGATTCACCGTAATCGAGAGCGAAATTCAGCTTTAATTGAACAAGCAAAAAAGAAATACCAAGAAGAAAATGATGGACGCGTACCATGCCAAGTTTGCGAGTTTGATTTTCAAAAAGAGTATGGAGAAGTAGGAAAAGATTTTATAGAAGCTCATCATACCATTCCTGTTTCTGAAATGCCGAATGGTTATAAAACAAAGATTGGAGAAATTGTATTTGTTTGTTCAAACTGCCACAAAATGCTCCATCGTAAAAGACCATGGTTAAAGATTACAGACTTAAAAAAAATAAAGGCATTGGCTAATCGTGAAGACGGCCGGTGAACTTCTAGGTCCACCGGGGCACCTCACATACCACCATGAATGGGGGTCTCGTATACGGCGGTTCACATGATTTGAGATTGGGTTTTCCATAGTTCTTCAGGCCCTTCCAATACGGTCCCACCTCCTCCACGACGGATCTTTGCAAATCACCTCCTTACCGCAGTAATAGGCTTCACCAACAAGCCTTTTAAGAATTCTTAGCCTCTGAAATAAAATATTACATGAAAATTAAAGCTTCTATCGGACACGGGTATAACAGTATAAAATACCTGATGCTAATAGGTCTCTCTTGATTGTATGCAGGTAAATACTTATTTTTCTCCTTCAATCAAGCAAACCTATTCTACGGCGTCTGTTTCTGCTTAAGCCGTTGTAAACAATTAATCAAAAAGCTAAATGGCAAAATATTTAAGAACATCAAGCATTTCAGCAGAGTTAGAAAATTTAATAAGAGATGCTAAAAAAAAACTTTACATAATTAGCCCTTATTTGAAGTTATCCGATCATGTTAAAGAACTGCTGAATGATAAAGAAAGAGAAAAAGTAGAAGTAAGAATAATTTTTGGCAAACAGGAGCTTGCTCCAGCTGAAATGAGTTATCTTGAAGAATTAAGATATGTCCGTCTTTATTTTTCAAAAAATCTACACGCAAAATGCTATTTAAATGAAAGTAAAATGATAATTGCTTCAATGAATTTGTATGAATTCTCCCAACAGAATAATAGAGAAATGGGGATTTTAATAGATACAGATATCGAAGAAGATAAGTCAGTTTACGAGGATGCTGAAAAAGACATTGAATCTATAATCCACAATAGTGAAGACTTTTCATACGTTAAAGCTCCTCAAAAAAGCGACCAGAAGGAAGTAATAACAACGTCAATACCCCCTGATACAAAGAATAATTTTTCTTCATCCACGACAAAAACAACAAAGGAACTCTCAGATGCAACAGGAGTTAATAGTCGAAAGATCAATGCGTGGCTAGTGGATAATAAGTTGATGTATAAAAAAGGTGAAGACTGGTTTGTTACAAAAAAAGGAAAAGAATACGGAGGAATTGAAAAATCTGGACAGTATGGGCAGTTTGTGGTTTGGCCTGAAGAAATTGCATCTGACATAAAAGGATGAAAATATGCAAAACCCAGTAAACGATTGAAGAATATTTAGACTCACCGGTCGCTTCCCCGCCACTAATAAGTACTGGTTTTCTATATTCTGTGGGATAGATGAGGAGTAAAATAAGAAATAAGCAAATGAAAGCCCGGAAAATTTTCGGGCTTTTTTATTTTATCCCTTTTGATGAACGATTTAAAATCACAACTGTCACCACTGAATTAACATGGATCTTTTTCATGAGCAAAGCATGTAGCTATGCCAGAGGTAACCATATAAATGAGACACTAAACTAAGGTTTTATTATTACTTCAACCTCCTACTTTGCCGTATAAAAGCCATCCATCCCCTCCCCCGTGTAGAGGTATCCCCCCCTCCCCCGCCTTTCATAAGAACGCGGAAAACGAAGGGGGCACCCTGTGTTTAAGGCACCCCGTAAAAAATTTTCCAGAAAAATTGGCTCTAGTTTTTCGAAATCCAACCACAAGCTTTGGTTATGGGCAATTGAGACGCTTTTTCTAAAATATGCACCTTAATTTATATGTACCGAAACAGTGCTTTATATGTACCGAAATCAAATGATAAGTACCAAATAATTCCCAAGTCTTAATTAAAGTTTGGCAATTCTATTAGAAATTCTTCACCCACACCTGCTCCACTTTGCCCTCAGCTTTTCTTGTAATGTATATTCAGTTTAATAAACCCACCTTAGAAAGAATTGGGAGCAAATAATCATGTCAACAATAAATCACCTTCGCATTCCAAAATACCAATATTTCATTGGAAAAGAAGAACAAAAAAGCTATGTTTCAAAACAAATCCCACACACAATTGGGCTTTCATTTCTTAAAATATGACTTATTTCTGAATACTGAAATCTTCAGGAGTAAATGACACTTCAAGACCATGTTAAAGTTATTTATTAGTTATTCACATAAAGACGAACAGCTCGTTTCAAAATTTCACAATCATTTGGCTCCCTTAAAAAGTAATGGGACAATTGAAGCATGGTATGACCGAAAATTAAATGCAGGAGCCTCCTTCCAAGAAGAGATTGATAATAATTTAGAAAATGCAGACATTATCTGTTTAATGATATCAGATAACTTTTTAGCCTCTAATGCCTGTATTTTGGAGAAAGATGAAGCGCTAAAACTCCGAATGACTAAAGGCACCCGGGTCGTCCCAATTATTTTAAGCTCATGCGCTTGGATAGAATTAGCGGAATTGAGTGATTTATTAGCAACCCCGACAGATGGGAAGCCTGTAACAAAATTTGAAGATCAAAACGATGGGTGGCTCGATGTGGTTACATGGCTAAAAAAACTATGTCAAAGAGTTCGAAGAATTCGTGATTTAAAACTGACCGAGGACTTTAATGGGTTTTTAAAAAGTGCCGATATACTATCCAAATCACATTCAAATAAAGAAATTCTTGAACTAAATGACATCTTTGTTTTTCCAAAACTTGATAAAACTAATGATGAGGGTGACAGTGAAAAGTATGACTCTGAACTTCTCAAGCATGATATATTAGAATTTGGTAAAATTCTAATTGCGGGAGAAAATCAATCTGGCAGAACTACTTTGTGCAAAGTGCTATTTGGGCTTTATAGGTCCCTTGATTATGTCCCTGTTTATTTGGATGATGAGAATAAGTATTTAGGAAATCCAATTACGAAGCTTGAAAAAGCGTTTGAAAAACAATACTCTGGTGCTTCTTACAATGAAATTGAGTCGGATCGTTTAGTTCCAATTGTAGATAATTTTCATTTTGCAAAATCTCAGGAAAAGTATGTTGAACAATACAAAGCTTTTAAAAATCAGGTACTGATAGTTGATGATATTTTTTCACTTAGCATAAAAAATGAAACCCATTTAAGAGAATATAGCCAATTCTTAATACGCGAATTTTCTCCAGTAGAGAGAGATGAAGTTATCCGTAAGTGGATTCAAGTAAAAGAGGCAACTAATATTCTTATAAATCCAAATCACCTTTTCCAAAGCTTGGACGAAAAGACCGAATTAATTGAAAATTCTCTTGGTGTGCTATTTGGGAAAGGCATAATGCCATCCTATCCTTTCTTCATCCTTTCTCTTTTAGCCGCTCAGGAGACTAATAAACCGCTGGACCAAGATATAACATCCCAAGGGCACTGTTATCAGGCACTCATTTACCTGTATCTTCGAAAAGAAGGAGTGAGAACTAGTGAATACGATATTTACCTAAACTTTCTTACGGAGTTAGCATACAGGATGCATACGAAAGATTCTGATCAATTGACAAATGATGAATTTCAAGAATTCATACTGTATTATAATAGTAACTTTAATCTCCCAATCCCTCTCGATAAACTTTTATCAACACTTAGTTCTGTAAATATCTGTAAGTACGATTCCTTAAATCACTACAGCTTCTGCTACATCTACATCTATTATTTTTTTGTAGCTAAATATTATGCAGAAAATATCAATACAAATCAGCAGAGCATTAGTAGGATGCTTGGTAACCTCCATAAAGATGAGAATGCTTACATAACTATTTTTATGGCTCATCATTCAAAGTCAAACTATTTGTTAGATGAATTAATTCTGAATGCTGAGATTTTATTTTCTAGTTATGGTCCTGCATCACTAAATTCTACTGAACTTTCTTTCTTCGACAAACACGAAGAAAAAATTATTAAGGCTGTACTACCTACCTATAAAGATTCGCCTGATGAAGTAAGAAAAGTTATATTAAAGGAAAGGGCTGAGGAAGAGGACATAAGAAAAACTGCACCAGTAGAAGCCCAATCACCTGAAGGTAGTGCAGAATCAAACGAAATTGCCACTGAAATTAGACGGAGTATCAAGACAGTGGAAGTTATGGGCATTGTAATAAAAAACAGGGCCGGTTCTCTTGACTTAAAAACGCTAGAATATATTTTTGAACAGGGCCTAAAAGTTCATTTACGGATACTATCTTCCTTCTTTGAAATCATTCGAGAAGAGGAGTTTGAAGATGAATTTGTTAAATTTATAACCGAACGGCTTAATCATATTATTAAAGATTTAGAAAAAGAGCAAGGGAAGGAAATTAGCCTTGATAAAATTGAGAAGATAGCACGGAATATCTTTTGGAACTTGAACTTTGGAGTAGTATACGGCTTCATTACTAAAGCAATACATTCACTAGGATCAAGCAATTTAATGAGAGTATCAGAGTCTGTATCAAAAAAAGAAAATACACCATCTTCTTTTATTGTACATCATGGGATAAGCATGTGGTATGGCAAGTCCTTAAAAATAAATGAAATTTCCGAAAGATTGAATAATGATGGTTTTTCGACAACTGCCTCTCGGTTGATGAGATATAAAGTTGTGGAACATACTCGTTTGCATAAAATAAACCCAAAAGACCTGCGGCGAATTGAAGAGGAGCTAGGATTTCAGAAGAATAGATTATTTATTGAGAACTCAAAAAATAAGAAATAATACAAATCACTTTATTACGGAGCTTAACAACTATTTTGAAATGATAACGAAAACTACCTAGTATTCCGATAATGTCCATACGTTAATAAGTATAGTAATTATAGGTAAAAATCAGACTCTCCGTTTTCGGATAGCCAAAAGAGTATCACTTTAAATAAAACCTCCTCCTAAACCTTAGTTAATGTTAATTGATTAGAAGAATAGCGAGGACCACAGCATTCGTTCCTGAAATGGGACTTACTATTTAGCCGTTCACTGCTTTTTTAACTCTTTTTACAGTAGACAACCCTTTTTTTACTATTTCTGCAATTTTGGTGTCAGGAAGTGCCGAATGATTTAAGAGGTTCACAATGTCAGGATGCTTTTCTATAAGCTGGCCCTTTGAATAAGATGACCCTTTAATCCTTCCTCGGTATTTGTTCTTCTTTTTTGCTTCGGCGATCCCCTCCAGCCTTCTACTTTGCTGGTAAGTTAATTCCATCTCGGCACCTAAACTAAGCATCATGAGCATCGATTTTTGCAAGATATCAATCTGCCCTTTTTTATCTGGGGAGAAGGATAGTAGGCTTGGGTGTTGAATATGAACTGTCATACCATGTTCTTCTACCAGTGTTTCTACGGTAGAAATGGTATGAGAAACTCTTCGGGATATACGAGAGATTTCTGACACAAAAAGAGTCTTGATATTTTGGGTTTGACAAAACTTGAGCATCTGTTGAAAGCCACTTCTTTCCAAAGTGTGAGTCTTACCAGTAACAGCATCACTAAAAAACTTTTCGATTTCATAGCCCTTGGTGAAGGCAAACTCTTCAACATTTATTTGCTGGCGATCTACATTTTGGGTTGTGGTGGAAACTCTACCATAAGAAACAGCTGTTTGCATATTCAATTTAGGGTTAGGGTCGTGAATATTATCTAACGGTCTGGATACAGGATCTAAGATAAGAAATAATATTCTAAATAGGGTATAATCTAAATTGAATATTGGATCCAATGCTGCAAAATGCTTTCGGAAAGAAACCAACCAAATACCACAATTGATTTACATAGAATTTTTAACTGGCTTTCTTTACAAAGGACACTGGAAAAAATATCGAGATGATAAATCCTACGGTACAGTAAAGAAACTTCTCGTTTTATTGCAATAAGCCATCATGCTTTTGTAGTAAACTTCATGGATTAATATAGATCAGTTCTTATATTGCAGAAGCGAACGGACAGCATACGTTAGGCTATTATTCCTTTTCTTTTTTCGTTCAAACAAATTTCTTCTGGAAAGAAAAAATCCAGTGAGACTGATAAATCATATGAAAATTATTTTGTGGACAGCCTTGATGATGTTTATCTTCAGTGCATCATTTGCTCAGGATTTAAATTCTCTTTTGGGGAAAGCAAAACAGGGAGATGCTAATGCACAGTTTGAATTGGGAATTAAATATGCAAATGGTAACGGTGTTTACAAGGATTTCACGCAAGCTTATCATTGGATAGAAAAAAGTGCATTGCAGGGAAAGCGAGAGGCCCAGTGCACCCTTGGGAATATGTATTACAATGGAGATGGGATTATCAAAAGCTATAAAAAAGCTTTTTACTGGTTTCAAAAAAGTGCTGAACAAGGGGATGCCATGGCACAGTATAATCTTGGATTATTGTATATAAAAGGACAGGGTATATCTAAAAGTGATGAAAAGGCGGCTTATTGGTATGAGCTGAGTGCTGAACAAGGGGATGCCATGGCACAATATTATCTTGGGATAATGTATTCTGAAGGTCAAGGAAAGCCTATTGATTTTAAAAAAGCGGCTTATTGGTATAAGCGGAGTGCTGAACAAGGTAATGCGGATGGACAGTACAGTATAGGTGTAATGTGCTATAATGGGTATGGAGTGTTGAGAGACCTTAAAAAAGCGGCTTATTGGTATGGCAAAAGTGCGGAACAGGGAAATGCTAAGGCACAGTATAATCTTGGGGTAATGTACTTGTATGGGCAAGGCATTCTAAAAGATTTAAAAAGAGCTGCTGAGTTAATGGAAAAAGCCTACGAAGGGGGTGTAGAATTAGCAAAGACCCAGTGGGATGAAAATGAATTGTGGAGATATAAGTAAAGGAAACAATTTTTTCACCACAACGATTTCTTTTACTTAAGAAGCTTTAGATTGTTAAGTTAATGATACACACAGACCATATTGATCCTTCATTAAGATATGAAGCTCTTGCAAGATCTGCTTTTAATAACTGCAGTAAAGGTGGCGATCCTTTTGGTTACGCATTACAGGAAGAGTATGATAATTTTTTCGTAGAAGCCCCCAATTTAAGAGGCAAAAGAGCTTTATCGACTGTTCTAATTAAGCTAATAATTGATAACAGTGGAACTGATTTTGCAGAAAGATTAATAGGACTTGAAGAATCTGTTTGGAACTCTGAAACGCAAGATGATATTATCCATATCATCGATAAGGGCATAGAAGTGTTGAAAATGATAAAGGAAGATTCATCAAAGCATTAGGTTGAAATAATTGAGCCAAGACTTTATCTTAAAAGTCAGAAATTTTTGGCAGGAGCATCAAGTAAAAAATTCTCGTGAGCCAGCTTTGTCTGGCTCATTTTTTTGCCAATATTCTTCGTTCTTACGTGACTGGATTGGTATGGAATAAAAGGTTACAGAATTTGAATTACCTTATTCAATATCGCCTTGTAGTGGAAGTTAACTCTCTATCCAAGACAAAGTATTATTTGAATTACCACAGGTTATAATTATATTTCAAGTTGAATGGTGCAAACATCCCTTAATATCTACTCTCTTCACCTTTATCAACTTTAATCATGAGCCTTTTCATTAAAAGATTGAACTGCGATGTGCAGTTGAGAAAAAACATTCGAAATAGTGTGCAGCTACTTTTAATTGCATCCTTTATTATTAACACTTCATGTAATCATGATCAAGAATACAAAACTCTTCTTGCAAGTGCGGAGAAGGGAAGTGATTCAGCACAATACCATCTTGGACGGATGCTTTACTTTGGAGAAGATGTACCGCAAGACCTTGTAAAAGCAGTATACTGGCTGAAAAAGAGTGCTGAACAAGGGAATCCAGAAGGACAAAATGGTCTCGGTATATTATATAAATTAGGAGAAGGTATTCCGCAAAACTTTAAAGAAGCTGCATATTGGTTTGGAAAAAGTGCTGAACAAGGATGTCCTCAAGGACAGATTAACCTTGCCAATTTATATGTAGAAGGTAATGGAGTTTCTCAGGATTATAAAAAGGCAATTGAGTTGCTTGACAAAAATGCCAAGAAGGGGGAATCCGCAGCCCAATATTATCTTGGGCTTCTGTATAAAGAGGGAAAGGGAGTTGACAAAGATATAAAGGCAGCTTTCCTCCTTTTTGAAAAAAGTGCTGAACAAGGTCATGCTTCAGCACAATATGAGCTTGGGCTGATACATGAGGAGATAATGACAATGTTTGAGGCAGAAGAATTGTACAGTCTGGAAAAAGCTGCATATTGGTTTGAAAAAAGTGCTGAACAAGAAAATGCCGATGCACAATATGAACTTGCCAATTTGTATGAACATGGGCTTGGAGTGCAAAAAGATACTAAAAAGGCAATGTACTGGTATAAGAATTGTGCAGAACAAGGAAATGCTGCTGCACAATTTAAAATAGGTTGGATCTATGGAAATGGAGAAGGCGTTTCAAAGGATAGTGAGAAAGCATTTTTTTGGTACAAGAAGAGTGCAGAACAAGGGTATGCTGCTGCACAAAATAATCTTGGAGTATATCATTACAATGGTGAGGTGATACCGCAAGATTACAAAAAGGCAGCATATTGGTTTGGAAGGAGTGCAGAACAAGGAAATGTCTATGCTCAAAATAGTCTTGGTGGAATGTATAAAGAAGGGAAAGGAATTCTTAAGGATCCAATTAAAGCTATTTATTGGTATGAGAGGAGTGCTGAACAGGGGAATATTAATGCCCAGTATGAGCTTGGAGGGATCTATCACTTTGGAAGAGATGTTCCAGAGGATTTGGAAAAAGCCATCTACTGGTATAAGAAGAGTGCTGAGCAGGGAAATTCTGATGCACAATATTGGCTTGGACGGATTTACTTACGAAATAGGTCAAAAGACCTGCAGAAAGCAGCTTATTGGATAAAAAAATCATTCGATTCGGGTAATACATCTGCAAAGAAAGAATGGGAAAAATATGAATTGTGGAAATACAAATAAGAGGAGAATGGCAACTAAATATTGACAGGAGAATCAAATTAAGATTTCTCGTGAGCCAGCATCATCTGGCTCTTTTTTTGTATCAGTCCTTCGATCAGGTCAATGGTCTGGTTGCGTAAAAAGCTTAAAATGATTCTGATTGAGCCTTTAAATGACTGGGAAAATCGCAATCTCTGAATTTTATCATATTTTTACTATCTACTTCCTCTAAATTTCAAAAGATGAGTTTCTTAGTCATAACTCAGTCATTGGTGAAAATATCAGAACATTATGATTCTGTTTTACAGAAAGTTAAGTATGCAATACAAACATCATGTGGAGAATAGTATAGCAATAGTAGGCAAGGCAGATAAGCCAATTAAATTTGCCCATCCTTTTTTTGCAAGTATTTCTCACTGATTAAAAGTTTAAATACCTATAAAGTTTCTCTTCTGAAACAGACGATTGCTACCACAAATTATCAGCTTGATTTTTTTATTGGCCTCGGTGAAAAACACCCATGGGTAACATGAGAAAAAAGTAAGTAAACTAATTGGTCGTTTTTCTTACCCTTCCACATTTTTACTGCCCTTATATAAAGAGAAAATTAAAATTAATGGAGACGCTCATGTCTTTATGCTTTGGAAAAATTGAACCAAAGCCATAATTTCAAAAAAAAATTAAAGTTCCAACTTATTCTTTCCAACATTATCCTCCCTTCAAAAAAGCCACAACTCTTCTAAGGAGGTATAAAAATAACAAGCATGAAAGCCCATAATCCTAAATTAGACATTTATAAAATCTATCTAAGACCCACAGATTCAGACAATAACAAAACTTTTAAGAACCTCTTAATATCAAAGCTATATGGATCTATTGATGAATCAAATTGGCCGGATAATTCAGCTATTTTTCAAGATCTGCTGGAGGCATTTATCAATGAAATTGATGCAGATGATTTTATTTTGGACGAAAGGGCCTCAAAAGCTTTCACAGCTTATGATACAGACCAAGGAGCGGAATTGTCCCCAATAAAAATCCATTCTAACCAGTTTATATTAGAAGGAATAGTTGAAGGCGGTAGATATAACCAGAGGAGAGGGAAGTCAGCAATTGGTGCAAAAGATGATAAAGAATATTTAGACAATCAAAGTGTTATTCTAGATCACTATTATTTTTTTCTCTACTTACCTTTTGATCATAACATCGGAATTTTTATGGTTCAAAGCTATACACAAGATCATATCAGGGATAGCTTTCAGAAGTTCTTAAGAGATTTTTTAGCAACCGAAGGGTTCTACAAAATTAAATTTGATTCCTATTGCCCTGAACAAATAATAGAACAATATAAAAGTGGTAGTGTAGTCAAAAAGTTTTCTTTTACCTCTGATGTTCTATTGAATGAGCTTTCTAATTCTCCGGCAGATCAAATTACCGAGGAATTTACAATAAAAATAGAGGCTAAATCAGCAACTGGCCACAATTTTACTTTAGATTATGTGGGCAGAATTCTAAACTTACTCCGTGGAGCTGAATTTAATACTGGAAGTAATACAAAATCACTTGAGGAGTTTAATACAAGGGTTTTTCTTGAAAATACTGATACCGAAAAAGGTGCCTTTTATGATATCAGCAGAGGTTTGGATATAAAACCTACTATTTATTTAGAAAACAGAATCCAACTTGATCAAAATGGAATTCCTGATTTTCAGGAGCTAAAACAGTTTTGCTTTAATTTACTTAATCAAATATTAATTGAAATAAGGCCAGAAGATGGAATTATTGAGCGTTAAAAACCATGTAATTGAACTGATAAAGGCAGGTCATTATTGGCAAACCATTGATATAAATGGGAAAGAAAAAAAATTCAAATTCTTTTTTTCTTCTGTACAATTAATTTTAGTAGCGGTTTCTATAATATTGGTCCTAATTCTGGGGAATTATGGGCTTGATTCTAACTCTGTTGGATATATTATGGGAATCTACGCCATTTTCATTGGTGTCTTTTTAACCCTAGCCTTGACAGTTTTCGGGAAATTCGGATCAACAGATTTCGAATCCCCCCTAAATTCATTGAAGGAAAAAGCTGCACTTATTCAAAAAAAAAACTTTTTTAAACAATTCACTTCACTTATTCTATATGCAATTCTTATTTCACTCCTTAATATTTTCCTGCTCCTAATAGGGGCTGTTTTTGGCTTTATTGACTTAGATGTTTCTAAATATTCTTTCATCACCAATTTGGAAGATATAAATAAAGAAACATTCTTCAATGGAGTAATCTTTTCACTAGTCTCCATTTACAGAATTACGACTTTTTACTTTATGTTTGACTTTTTTCTTTTAACCTTATATTCCATTACCAGCATTCACAGCTACTTTAACATTGAATATGACAAAATAAAAATAAACAGAAAGTGAGTTTTATTTTGTCAAAATATACTGGAAGATTATGTAGCTTGATAAGCACTAATTAAGTCGGTACAAAGGCCGAAGGTTATACATAATACCCAATTGCACTCTCAGTTGCAGCATCTGCATGGTAGGTCATGTAGCACTTACAACACCATCTCCAGAAATTCGCCCGGATTAAGTTTCCAGAATGAGAGACTGTATATTAAAGGCCAAAATTTGAATGCTGGAATTAAACTCTTTCAGGCCCCTCCATAAAATCCTCCATGGTAATCGCATCAAAATCAACTAAAATTTCTGCAACCTCCATTTTTAATATAACACCTCCTCCGGCGTTGTAACTTAATAAATAGAATACTTCCTCTATCATGTTTATGGTGGTTATCTGCACCCCATTTTTGTTGATTACTTGATTGGCTATCATATGGATTCCTTTTTATTCTGAGATGGTTGGTTTTATCTTATATTGACTCCAGAATCTGCTGAGGATAATCCGGTCGACGATCTTCTTATTTTCTGCAGATGCCTGAATGTAAAGTGCATCGTGCAAGGTCAGAACTTTTATCCCATGCTCCAACACTTCATCAGCCGCCCCAATAAACAAACGGCTTTCCAAGGTTTGCAATGCCACGGCACATCTTGCATGATCATCACCCTTTAGCTCCACGATAAAGGCCCACACCGATGGGAATGATTTTATAAAAGCCTTAGTAACTTTGGGGTAATTACGGGTAGGTGTACTACTAAATAATACCTTCTCGTAAAATATGATTTTAACTTCCTTGCGGGTTTCTGTTAAGTTATTCTGTTGCTTAATAAAGTTATAAATGTCTGGTTTGCCCTTCATACCACCATCCAGACATAGTTGGATAAACTCCTGTACATCATCTGGCATCACCTCGTCCAAATACCTTTCAACTAATAAACATGACAGGAACACTAGTTGTGAAGACACTAAGTCCCGGCCTATAATGGGTTGCCCGTCCAGCCTTATGTAGTCACGTAATTCCGACCTGAGGTTGGTAAGGTTAGTATGTATTCTACCAGATGTTGAGTCAAGACGGAATGTAAACTCCCCGTAGTGGATACGCATTATAGAAATCATGTCAAAGTGGTATTGATACATGACCTTTTGCAGGTGTTCTAGCAAAATTCCTTTATGCGATATAACAACATTCTCACCACAAACACTCCGTACTTCCTTGAGTAGCCGCTTTACTTCAAATTCATATTCTGGAGTGGTATATTCCTTCTTTGGTCTAAATTTGTTCTTTTTCACATATTGATGTTTCTTTATTTCTATAACCTCCGGATGATTTAAGGCAAATATCAGATCATTATATATGTGCTGCTGGGCAGCCTTGAAATCAATTGTGATACTTCTGAATATATCTTCTAACTTTTCTAATACCTGCTGAGGATGATGATTTTGCTCACTTGCCTTTAGTTTTCGGTAATCCAATTGCTTTTTAGCCAATTTAGGATCACACTCAATAGTGGCAAACTTATAACCGGCATATTTAGGATTAATGCGATATGCATTGGTACGCTCTCCAACCTTATAATTCTTGGGAGATTTCTCAATAATATTATATTTCTGAAGCCCCTTCAGGATAAGGTTGTATGTCTTCCACGTATACATTGTATCCATAAAAGAAGCAGATACATGGACGTATTCAGATCGGTCTTCATACCTTCTATCAATAATTGGCTTAAGATATAGGTAAGACAGAAAATGCTTTATTTTATTGAGATGAATAGATTTAAGCAAATTCTTAAATCTGGCATCCGAACCCAAAAGGTTAACAATATCTTCTATTACCTGAGGTTGATAATAAAGGATTATAGTCTGATTCTCGATTATTGCCAT